CCGGATGAACCGGATGTTCCGCTTGACCCGCTACTCCCACTCGTTCCAGACGTTCCGTCTGTCCCTGCCGTCCCACTTGTTCCTGAAGTCCCGCTGCTTCCAGAGCTGCCACTTGTTCCAGAACTTCCGCTTGTTCCACTACTTCCAGATGAACCTGAAGAACCGCTAGATCCGCTAGAGCCACTGCTGCCTGATGTTCCAGAAGTTCCATTTGTTCCAGATGTGCCGGAAGTCCCTGAACTTCCACTAGAGCCGGAACTACCGCTTGACCCAGAAGACCCTGATGTTCCACTGCTCCCATCAGCCCCAGATGTTCTTTTAGAAATAATTCCATTCGAGTCAACAACCAAAAACTCAGTTTCAGAACTCGTAGTCAATGATCCTAATGTTATCTCTTGACCGTCAACTATTAATGTATTTGCCCCATATTCTCCCAATGTAATCTTGTCATTATTTTCTATTTTAAAGATTGGGAGTCCATTAATGTCATTTATAACAAATCTATCTCCATCAAGAGAATCTATAATTGAAAATATTTGGCCTAGTGCGCCATTAATAACAAGAGCTGGCCTACTATCTCCATTTTGATAAATCTCTAATCTGCCATCTGGATCTAATACATTTAATCCTAAATTATCATTATAAATAACAGCGTTGCTTTCGACAGTGCCATTTGGCGCAGATCCATCAAGGGTAATTATACCATTGTCTTGGGTTCCTGTTAAAGTTAGCGCCCCACTTGACCCAGACGTTCCAGAACTTCCACTGCTACCACTGGACCCGCTACTACCACTGGTTCCACTCGTCCCAGAAGTTCCACTACTGCCAGAAGTCCCGCTAGTCCCAGAACTGCCACTTGTCCCAGAAGTTCCGTCTGTTCCTGCGGTTCCAGATGTTCCAGACGTTCCACTAGACCCACTGCTTCCACTTGTTCCAGATGACCCCGATGTTCCGCTGGTTCCAGAACTTCCACTGCTACCACTGGACCCGCTACTACCACTACTTCCACTCGTCCCAGAACTCCCACTTGTCCCAGAGGTTCCGTCTGTTCCGGCAGTCCCAGACGTTCCACTTGTTCCACTTGTTCCACTTGTTCCACTTGTTCCACTGCTGCCAGACGTTCCGCTTGTTCCAGATGACCCTGATGTTCCGCTAGTCCCAGAGCTTCCACTACTGCCACTGGACCCGCTACTACCACTGGTTCCACTCGTTCCAGACGTTCCACTGCTGCCAGAAGTTCCGCTAGTCCCAGAACTACCACTAGAACCAGAACTCCCACTTGTTCCAGAACTACCGCTGGAGCCAGAGGTTCCACTCGTTCCAGATGTTCCAGACGTTCCTGATGTAACTCCAAGGGCGCTAGTTCCAGATGTTCCAGAAGTCCCAGATGTTCCACTGCTACCAGAAGTTCCACTTGTGCCAGATGTTCCCTGAGCATCAGATGGTCTTTGCTTTAATTGGCCATCTGACTCAATTGTTAAAAAGAAACTACCAACACCAGACTCTAAACTGTCGAATCTTTTTGCCTCTAATACCCCATTCTCACCAGTAGAAATAATGCTATACAATGGATTGGAGCCAGATTGAAGGGTTGGCATTTTAATTTTTTGGCCACTGACGACCAAAGTGTCAGCGCCATTCTCCCCCATTATTATAACATCATTATTTAAAGCACGAAAAATCGGAACGCCATTAATGTCATTTATTCTAAAGCGCTCACTATCAAGAGTATCCCTAATCTGAAAAATATTCCCCAAAGAACCATCCACAATTAGACTCGGTCTACTGTCGCCGCTCTGATAAATATGAACACGACCGTAAGGATCGTTATAATTTACGCCGAAATTGCCGGATTTGAAATTAATTCCATCATTGTCCTCGGTAAGATTTCCATTCTCTCCAGCATGAATAATAGAACCGTAGGTAAAACCTCCAACGTCGCTGCCAGCAATGCCAGTCGCTTGTTTGCGCCAAGCGCCGTCAATTTGAATGTATTGATTGTATGTGCCATCATTGGCGTAATAAAGAGCGCCATCTTGAAAAAGATTTAAATAGCTATTTCTTTCGCTATCTGGACCGACTATACGGTCGCTAACGTATAAATTCCTTATGTTTGACATTGCCTTTTACCTTATTAGTGTTATTAATTTTTACACCCAAGACCTGAAAGAAAGTAAAGTATGAATTTCGGAGTTTAGCCCAGAGTAGTTCACACTGGCAGGTTAATTTCAAAAAAATATTGACTTTTTAAATTTTTCAGTTAAACTAATAGGAAATAATATTATGATCGATCAAAATGAAAAGATAATTCCATTTCTTATTCTTGACTACAACAAGCCTCAAGAATCGGAAAATCTCCTTCTTTCATTAAAAAAACACATAAAATTACAAAAATATGTTCCGAAAATTGTATATCTAAGCAATGGCGGCGACCAAGATTATGTTATTGATTTTTACAAAAGGGAATTGATTGATGATTTGATATTGAGGAAGGATAACTTGGGGACAGGATTTACAACTCAAGATGGCTTCTTTTTCTGTGCGCGATATGATTATTGTTGGTATATTCAAAATGACCAATATTTACTTCATGACATAACCGACGATATGATCGATCAATTTATTGCCGCATTAGGAGACAATCAAACTTACAGCCATATTGATGTAAGCGGGAATCAGGGGAACGGGCAATACAGTGAACGGGCGCAATTTATTAATATAAAATTTTATAATTATATTCCAAAACAAGGTGGCGGCCCTGGGCCATTTAGCCACCTTAAGTGGACCGAACAGTCAGTTCAAGAATACATCCGAGAAAGAAAGATGAAATTTCACGTCTATAACCCAGTTCTTTTTGCAGATGCAGGAAAATGGTCAGTTAGACAATGGAGCTGCGGCACAGAAACGCGCCATAGAACCGACACTAAAGAGATGGAGTTCAAGAAGTTGCCGCCAAACGGCCAACTTTGCAACAATTTGATTGAATTTTATCGCTTGACAGAGGAAGAGATTGGTGTTATTTTGAGCGGAAATTGGGGGGCGAAGATTCCTGAGAATATGAAAAAAGACAGTTTTATCGTTCCTCAATGGTTTAATTAAAAAAAAGAAAATAATAAATCATGAACAAGAGTAAGATTAATAAGAAGCAATTTTTAAAAACTTTATGTGTCGTGCCATTTATCGGTGATATATTGATTGATAAAGTTGATTCAGAAGAGGTTTATAAAAGCGATTTTACTAGAGGGGATTGTAGTTGGAATAATTTTAATGATTTAAAATGCTTCTCGCAACAAGACTTTGAAAAACTTACACAGCAAATAAAAGAAATTAATTCAAAATATGGCCACAATTTATAATAACCCGCTTCCTTTGAATCTAATTTTCTTTACCTCCACCAAGGGTCATTTTGGTCATAAAGATATTTATCAGCATACATTAAACCATCTTAAAAAACAAATAAATTTAGAATCATTTAAAAATAAAGTCGCCCATATCAAGGTTAGCCCAAGCGAGCAAGATATAGCCGATGAAATGAATGGGTTTTTGCGCGAAATCGGATTTGATTATGTTTTGATGACAACTTCCGATTGGTCTCATAACGGCAATCACGGGGAGGAGTATACCAAAGACATTCAAAAGGTTCTCAACTTTATGTCCCAAAATGATATGTCAGAATACTCTCTTTGGATGGAAGACGACTATATCTTTGACATTAAACAAGATGAAAGTCTGAATTTTTATTTCAATTGGGGGATAAACGCCTTAAAATACAATTATGATTTATTGACAGTAAGGTTTAATTTGGATATTCCAGATGAAAGTAAGATTAAAAAATATGATGCATTGTTATATTTGCAAAAAAAAGACTATACAAAATGGGGACCAACTGTAACGTTCCAACCTTGCCTATATCGAACAAAAGATCTTTGGTGGGCTTATTGTGTATTTTTAAAAAACAATTGGGAAAAATTAAAACACACGCATATTGAGTTGAGATCTGGATATTCCCTCTTCCCTTTGACCAACTCTCCAATGCCTTTCGCAGAATTTCATTGTGACATTGTTAAATCAGTTCATATTGGGACGGAAGATTATAAAGAGATTTTAAAAAAGTATGAATAATAGCAAAGACAATTATAGAATTTTTGTTTGCGGTATGACACAAAACGACCGCAAAAACATTGATGAGTTAACCTCTCAATATCAAGATTATGTCGATGGTCACATTTGGGTAGATCATGGTTCTACAGATGGAACCAAAGAAATACTTGAAGAAAGAAGGGGTGTTGGTAATGTTATTAGTGCAAAATTCTACAAATATCACTGCCAGTCAATGAACCTTTTTCTTTTTGATAAAGGGCTGAACAATGAAAGGGGGTTAAAAATCGGCGACTTTTTCATTTTAAGAGACGGACAAGAAAGATTTAATGATAATTTTATTAAAAACATTCGTCAATTTTGCGACAATTTAGCCAAAGACAACATCAATACTGTATTTAGTCATGGGAAACCATTCATTGCTAGATATTTTGACGACATGCATTTTATTCAGTCGCCACATTATTCTTTGCAAAATTTTAGAATGAACGTCATTGATCTAAAAAACTATTTCGATAAAGAGGAGGAGTATGCTTATAGATTATGGGATGGCCAAGAAGGTGGCCGCCCGTTTGATAATAAAATTAATCACGAAATCAAATATTTATATGAATATGGAATAAGCAACCACGCCGCCCTCGGTTTAACAAGTCAAGAGGAGTTTGTTGAGAGGGAGGGAAATCGAGTTAAATTTAGGTATTACTGTAGAGATAAATACAATTTAGAATTCACAAAAGAATCATTATTGAATTTTTTGTTGACAGATGGATGGAAAAATGATAATGTTTTCATCGACATGATGGAAAAGGAGAAGGTTTTTAAGAATTTTTATAGATATAGGGTTCTCAGTCATGATTTTTATGATATTGAAAAAACCGAAAACGAATGGAGTTTAATTGAATATTTAAAACATGAATAACAACAACCAAAAAGGCTTACTTTCAGTATATACCCAAGTTTATAATACTGAAAAATACGATATTGATTACATTTCACCACTAAAAAACTATTTTGACTTTTTAGAAGACGGTGACGAAATTGTTATTGCTATCAACCAATCGGAAGACGATACCTATCATCTGGTCAATGATGCTGTAAAAAGAATTAAGGCGTTAAAAAGCGACAAAAAAATTAACATTGTCACAATCCCAACTGACTTTTCTTATTCCGACATTGAGTTTGACGGGAAGGTAAAAAATGAGGCCTTGCAAGCCTCTAGAAACCCAATTAAAATACAAATGGATATCGATGAGTATTTTGATCTTAATCAAGTTCATACTTGGCGCACAATTGCCGAAGACATGCTTGTTGATAAATTTCCAAATTGTTATTTAATTCCTTCTATTGACGTTTGGGGTGAAATGTCAAGTATTAGAAAAAATGTTGTTGTTGGTCGCAAATTTAGGATGCACCAAGAAGGTTATAAACGTGGCGTTCCAAATTTTGCATGGAATGACGATAAAACGATAAATACAGAAATGTCAGATAGCACAGAATTGGTTGATGAGAATAACAACATTGTTCTGAGTCATAATATTGTCCCCGATGAATTGCTTTTGGCAGAAAACTGCTACAAGCTACCGATTTACACGATTCATACTGGATATTTAAACTTCAAATATCGAGAAAAAATTGACACATTTTGGAACCCTCACTGGGAAGCAAGATGTGGTGGGCGCAAAAAGGATGTCCCACAGACGACAGAAAAGCTAAAACAAGAAGAAACAATAGAGCATAAGCTAAAGTTCAAGTTATGAGAATCGCACTTTTCGGCGCAGACGGATTCACCTGCCAATTACCAAGAATCGCAGATGGTTTTGAAAATCTTGGAAGAAATGATTTAGAAATTGATATAAATCCAAAAAACAATTTTTATTATGACTTAGCATACTGCAATAATCCCCCTTTTGACGATTTGATTAACTGTAAAAGCGACCTAAAGGTCGCGAATATCTTGGACATTCCAGAGCATCTCATTGAAGGCGGTTATTATACACAAAACGATCTCGACAAGTTGAAAAACCAATTGCTGAAAACTGATGTTGTGACTGCCATTAGTCACACAACGGCCAACCAATTAAAAAAATACCTCAATATCAATGTCAGTGAAGTCATTTACAATCCAATCAAACCAGTTTACCTAAAAGATAATAAGAAAAAATTCCTTGATAGAAAGTGGAAGTATCTTTATGTTGGCAGGGCAAATGACCCAAACAAAAGATTCAGTCTGATAGTCGAAGCTTTACGGGCAACCGGAGAGGAGAGTAGGTTGGCAGTTGTCGGTTCTGAAAATCCAAATTTTGGGAATTATTTTGGAATCATCTCTGATGACAACCTAAACGACCTTTATAACGATTCTCAATTTTTAATTTTTCCTTCTAGGATTGAGGGTATCGGCCTCCCAATGATCGAAGCGGCGATATGTGGCTGTGTCCCAATAACCTGTCTAGACAATAAGTGCGCCAAAGAATTCTTAAATCATAAATATTCAGTCGAACCAACTGCGGGGCATATCGTGAGTAAGGTTAATGAAATTATTGAAAATGTTACAAATTGGAAAGACGATTTTCTTACGTCCTTACAAACGCTTTATAGCGATTTGCCCACTAACACCTTTAAGCCAAATACAGTCGCACAAAAAATCTTAAACATCTATGAAAAAGAAGCTAAAGGCCAATAAAAAGTTTGGCGATTTCCGAGATATAAAAGCCCATGTATTCAGGGGCAAAAAATATAAAGTAATTTGGAGAAAGCCTCCAGATGACTTCTTCGATTATGACGCCGATGGTTCATGTGATGATAGAAATGCAACCCAAAAAGAAATGTGGATAAATCCAGATGTTGATCAAAAAGAATTTCTTAAAATTTGCATTGATGAATCTTTTCACGCTTGCCTCTTTGAAGTAGATAATGAAATTGTAGATGAGATAAGTGAAAGCATGGGTGAGTTTTTGTGGAGAATTGGATTTAGATTAGAACATGAGCAAGATAAATAAAATAGCATTTGGTCGCCAAGGACAATTCGGAGATCTGGCAATGAACCAACCATCATTTGATGTATTGCGGGAACTCTATCCAGAAGCCTCCCTTTGTATGACTGTAAATAAGAAATATAAAGATATTGTGCCGCTTTTTTACAATCAACCTAATATTAATGGCTTTTTTATTGCTGACGGCTATGATGATTTTCCAACAGATTTAGATCGCCGCAATGCATCCGCTATGCAATTTGATGAATTCTACAATCCAATGATTCCTCATATTGATGGCGAAGACTGGTTTAAGAGACGGCACCAAGTAAAAGATGTCGCCTTTTGTTATAATTTACCAGAGTGTGACGATAAAATAAATTTAGTTAAATACTGGGGCGACGAAGAAAAATTGAATAATACAGTTGCTTTTTGCCCTTTTGGGGCATACGGCGCTCCGCACAAATCTTTAACTTCTGATCAAATTTACAGTTTGATTTATTTTTTTAAGAAGCAGGGCTATGATGTTTTACAATTATGTAACAAAACGGATAGCGCCAATTACTTTTCTGCCATTAAAAATTCCAATACTTCGTTCATTGATTCTGTTAAACTACTTCATAGATGTAAATTCTTGGTTACTGTAGATACAGCAATGTGCTGGATTGCATCCGCATATAATATCCCAACGGTCGCCCTGTATTCTCATTCTTATTATTCAAAAGAGTTTGTTAAAAACATTCAGCCGATAAACCCTAACTCTCAATATTTGAGCGACGAACATATTTCTAAAATAAAAGTTGATAAAATTGTAGAATTGATTAAATTAATAAACACATGAGTATAAAAATAAAAAAATCATATTCGGGAGAGGGTCAAGACATCTTTGTTTTAGAGTTGTTTAAAAATGAAAATGTCGAAAATTTTAATTTTCTTGACATAGGGTGTGCTGAAATGAATACAAAGTCTAATTGTTACGCCTTTGAGGAGATTGGGTGTGAGGGAGTGTTTGTAGATCAAAACTTTTACAACGATGTTCGAAAAAATTTTTTTCAGTGTGATATCAAAACAGACTTATTTGATGAATTTTTGTTAAATATTGATCCCAATATATCTTATATATCAATAGATGTAGATGAATGTTCTGGAACGGCCCTAAAAAAGATACTAGAATCGGCTAATGATATAAAATTTAAAGCAATGACTTTCGAACATGAATTATGCAATGGAAATCAAAGTTTAAAGAATGAATCGTTTGAATTGTTGTCAAAAAAAGGATACCTTTGTATATTTGAAAATGTTCATTATAACAATAATGGAAATTCTCCATTTGAAGACTGGTGGGTTGATCCAAATTATAAGTTGCCAGATAAATTTTATAAAATTATAAAAAATAAAAACGAATACAAGGACATGTATTGGGAAGACATTATAAAACTAATTCAAAATTAAAAAAAAAATGAAAAATCTAGAAATAATAAAATCAAATTTTGGCACTTTTAAAGGATTTTCTAACGATTATCTTTTCCAAAAACTTAAAAATGATTCCGCATTTTCAGATGAAAAAATAATTGAAGAAATTGATGAGACTATAACGAGTGACAGCGTTTGTTTAGACATTGGGGCGAATATTGGTATTATTACATGTTATTTAGCAAAAAAAAGTAAATTTGTTTTTGCATTTGAACCTCAAGAGACTATTTTTAATCTTTTGAATGAAAATATTAAGTTAAATAATTTAACTAATTGCAAAACGTACCAATTTGGATGCTATAGCAAGTCCGGAAATTTTAAAATTGCCCCACAAGAAATGCAAGACGGCTTTGTTGGAGATATGTCGAGGGGGTATGATTATATAAAAAGCATTGGATCAATATCTTTAATCGAATCAAAAGATGGTAATATAAAGGCCGTCAGGGTTGACGAAATCATTGATGAACAAATAGATTTTATAAAAGTAGACGCAGAGGGATGCGATATAGATGCTTTAATTGGATGTCAAAAAATCATAGAAAAATATTCCCCGAAAATAATTTGTGAATATGGTGATTTATCTTCTTCAAAATTTGGAAGGACAATGGATGATTATGTAAAATTTTGTTTAAAAAATGGTTACAAAATAAAAAGAATAGATCAAGCAAATCTATTTTTGCAAAAAAAATAAAATTATTAACAAAAATAACAACATGACTAATGAATAATTTAAAATTTGGAATAATTTTAGCAGCATACAATTCATCTGGGACGATAGATTCATGTTTGAGATCATGGATCGAATTTCAAAAAAATAATAGTAATTTAGAAATTTGCGCTATTTCATTGCCGTTTGAGGAATATAAAGAGATCGGCCACGAAGAAGATAACACTGCTGAAATTCTTGTCAAGGATTATAATATTAAAACGATCACACAACCAAGATACATTAAAGAATCTGACGCAAGAACCTTGGCTTATAATCAATTAATCAATAAGGGTTGTGATTATGTTTGGATTTTAGATGCAGATGAGATTTATACAGAGGATGAAATAAGCGGTATAATTAGGTTCGTGTCATTTAATGAATTTGTCAATTCTTTTAATATCAATTTTAAAAACTATGTTTTTGACGGAAATTGCTGGATAGATGGGTTTTGCCCACCAAGAATTTTCAAAACAAAGGGGTCAAAGGGATTTTACTGGGACAATGATATGGTCTATGGTGTAAATGATAGCACTAAAGATATATCATATAAAAATCTGTCCCAAATGGTCATACCGAAACGAGTTGCCCATGTAAAGCATTTGACTTGGATAAATAATGAAACGACAAAAAATAAAATCAAATATCAAGAAAAACATTTCAATAACGGAGCGGGTTGCTCGTATAAATGGAACGATCAACAAAATTGCCTTGAATTTAATGAAGAATACTTTAAAAAAACTGGCGAAACCATTCCTAAATTAAACTTTGATTAAAGAAAAAAAAATATGAAAAATATTATAGTAAGCGGGGCAACGGGACAAACAGGGTCTTATATGTGCGAACATCTACTTGAAGATGAGGATAATTTCGTAATTGCAACAACAAGGAGAACTTCTCAAGCTATATTAGGCAATCTTAAAAAATGCATTGGTAATCCTAGATTTAAAATGATTGACATGGATCTTTGCGACCCCCATAGTATAAGAGAGGTTATTAAAAATGAACTCCCAGATTATTTTTTGAATTTTGGTGCGTCTGCTTTTGTTCCAGATTCTTGGAAAAGCCCCGCATTATGTATGCAAGTAAATACAATATCATTAATTCATATTTTGGAGGCAATTAAAGATTATGCGCCGAAATGCAAAGTTTATTCGAGTGGGTCGAGCGAGCAGTGGGGAAATGTTGAATATTCTCCACAGGATGAAAACCACCCACATAAGCCACGATCTATTTATGGAGTGAGTAAATCTGCGTCAGAGATGGTGAGCAAGGTGTATAGAGAATCATATGATATAAGTGTTTATCATGCGATATGTTATAATCATGAAAGCCCTCGCAGACAAAAACATTATGTAACAAGAAAAATAACAAATGAAGTGGCTAGAATTAAAAGTGAATTTGATTCTGGAAGGGGGGCGATAAAAAAGATCAACCCATTAAAAATAGGTAATATTTTAGCTAAGAGAGATTGGAGTCATGCGAAAGACTTTGCAAAAGGAATTTGGAATTTGGTCAATAATGGAGATGCGAACAAAAGATATGTATTCAGCAACAATTCAGTATATTCAGTAAAAGAATTTATTGAAATTTGTTTTGAAAAAATTGGAATTTCTTTGCAATGGTGGTTGCCGACTGAAAATAGATATTTAAATAATGAAGAGCTGGAAAAGCTTTCAGAAAAAGACCTTGTCAATATTCAAGCAGTGGATAAAGCCATGAATATTTTGGTAGAAATTGATCCTCAATTTTTCAGACCAGCAGAGGTAAGCCTTCTTCATGGAGACAGCTCTTTAGCTCGCAAAGAGTTAGGATGGCGGCCAGAATACTCTTTTGAGGATTTGGTTAATGAAATGATGGAAAATGATTTGAAAAGCTATGAATGAATTTTTAAAAGATGATAATAAAAAGCTATCATCAGTGAGAATAATGTCACTATTTTCTCTTTTTGCATCGTTTTATTTTTCTTTTTTAACAATTAAACTTGACAGCGAGATTGGATTGTATATAGTGTCAATGTTCGTTATCGGGGCATTTGCCCCAAAAGTGGTTCAAAAATATATTGAATTAATGCCAAAATATGCCCCCAAAGAAGAAAAAAACGGTAAAGAATAAGAAGCAATACAGCCAAAAGCAATGCACTTATCTTGTGGAGGGTCTTGTAAATAAAACAGCGAGAACAAATTACGCCATTCAAATAAAGACAGCAAAGGTTCTCCTTGATATGTATTCTTTTGAATTTTGGAGGTTTTTTGTAGCCAATTATAGCGGGAAGAAGAAAACATCGCTTATTGGTTACATTACCCCCCAAATGAAAGAGGTATTAAAAAACTACAAGAGGCTGTTCGACAATGAGGAGGAATTAAAGAAAGAGAGCGAGGAAAAGCCAAAAAAAGAATTGACTTTATCTGACGATCCTTTATATTTAGTATCAAAAGAGGATTTTAAACCAACGAGATTTTTAGATTTTATAAAAAAGTATGAGTGATTTGATAAATATTAGTAAAACAAAAGAAAAATTAAAAAAACTATCATACAAAGACATAGAATTGCTTAAAAAATTAATTTCAGAAGAGGAGTCTAATAGAATTGGCTACTCAAGTAACTTGACAGATCATCCAGATAAAATAAAAAACGAATTAAGCAGTTTCTTTGCAAACGCATGGATTCACTAAAGAAAAATATGAAAAAGAGTAAAAAAAGCAAAAATGACGGCCAGTTAACACCAGAGGACATTATTAAAAGCTACCTTGATAAAAATGACGAGGAAGGTATTAATGAATTTGAAAAATCAGCAAATAACAATTATCTGGTCAGCACTGGTAGCTTAAAATTTGATCAAAAGGTGGGTGGCGGACTTGGCCCTGGTATTATTCGGTTTGTTGGGCCAACTGAATCAGGAAAAACATCAGAAGCCCTTGAGATTGCAAAAAACTTCTTAAACCTCCATAAAAATAGCAAGGTAATCTATTTTAAATGCGAAGGAAGACTCTCTCAAAAGATTTTGGATAGAAGTGGGGTTGACCAAGAGCGCTTTGAGGTCATTAAAGGCCGAGAATGCAGCCTTGTATTCGGTTTGATGAAAAGTCTGATTCGAGATACCAGAGGAATCAATTACTGCTTTATAGTCGATTCTACGGATGCCCTGACGATTAAGGCAAATAACGGCAAGGATGATGAATCTGAAAAAAGAGTCGGCGGCGGTAGTATTCCTGCTATCATGGCTCAACTTCTCCCTCAAATTTCAGACATCACTCATGAACTCGGACATATGTGTATTATGCTTTCCCAGCATAGGGATGAAATTGTAATCGGCTATCAGAAGAAGACAAAGAATGTCGGCGCTTCTGGCGGGAACGCTCTCCTTCATTATGCAGACTGGACATTTGAATATGAATTGGTTCGTAATATGGATCTCATTATGGAAAATGAGGGAAAAGATAAGGAGAAGATGAGGGTTATTGGTCATACTTCTAGGGTTGTCATTAAAAAATCAATGAATGAAACTACTCATGAAGTTGTTCATTACCCAATTCGCCGTAAGTCCGAGAATGGAAAGAGTATTTGGCTCGAAAGGGAAGTTTACGATCTTCTTCTAATGTATGATCTAGTTAAGAAAAAAGGTGGCTGGTTTAATTTTGATGAGGAAATTTTCAATACCATCAATGAGGAAAGCCAAAATAGATCCAAGGCAATTGATGAAGCTATAAAAGATAACAAAAACAAAGAATTAATTTTAAAAGGAATCAACGACGATCTTGAGGAAGAGGACCAAATGAAACTAACTAAAATATTGGCCGAAGATGAAAATTTGTCAAAATTGATTAATGATTATTTTCCACAGGTTCCTGACAAGATGCATGGAGAGGATAAGGTTTTGGATATTTTAGATTCAAATCCAGCTTTAATCAACTTTCTTATTGACATTTTCAAAAAACACGGTATCCTTAATTAAGATATGCCGAGACTTTTCTTAAAATCAATTGACGGATCTACCAAAAGTAGAAACGTTGATAAATATAAGATAAAATGGAATGGAAAGAGTCTTTCTAAAATGCAATTTTCAGTCAAGCAATTTCTTAAAAAATATTGGATTGGACATTGTGTTTATGAAGAGTTTCCAGTTTACGGAAGCAGGATGCGGGTAGACATCCTTAATTTAACAAAAAACATTGCTGTAGAAGTAAATGGTCGCCAACACTCTGAATATAACGAATTCTTTCACAATGGATCTAGGGAGAATTATAGGAAAGGCATCGGGCGCGACATAGAAAAGTATAAATGGTTAAAAATGAATGGTTTTGAACTAATAGAAATAGAAGAAAAAGACATTAAATTGCTTTCAAAAGAATATATTTTTAATACTTTTGGGGTAGAAATATAAAAAAAGAAGAGTGTAAAAAACAATATGGATGAAAAAAAGCAAAAATTTGAATTGCCGCAACAAATCCTAAATCAATTGGATGAATGTTCAAATGGTGGGTTTATGTTATTCAGGTATAATGAGGATGATGTAATTGAGCACGAAATCTATGCAGACAACCAACATAAAGCCCTTGCTTTAATGTCTTATATACGATTGTTTATTGAAGCCCAAGACGAGGTTTCAAAAGATATGATTAAGGCCAATTACTTCTACGAATCGGAAATGGACGACCTCGGAGACGACGAGGATGATCCCGAAGATTTCTCCCTCTAAACAATAATAAAACAGCGATATGGACAAAAAAGAAACTGAACGCCAAGTTTTGGCTGGGCTATATAAATACCCTCATCTGATTGCAGACATTGACTCATTCTTTAAAGAGTCATTCTTTTCAGTAGACATTAATAGAACAATTTATAAAACAATTAAGTCAAGATTTCTAAAGGGAGCGCCGATTGACGCCCCGATCTTACTTAAAGAACTTAGTAACTTGGGGTATTCAAAAAAGGACAATATCAATATTGAAACATATATTGAATCATTTACAATAAATACCCTTTCTGAAAAGGGGACTATTGAAATGGTTATTGAGTTGCAAAGGTATCAAGCGAGGCGAGATGTCTTAGACACTTCAAAAAGTTTGGAAAAATACGCCAAAGAAGATTCCAAAACAAAAAGTATTGTTGAAATAATTTCTGATACTGATAAGATTTATTCCAAAACTTTTGATAATTATTTTAGCGATTCCGACCCCAAAAACCTATATTCTACAATGATTGATGCGATTAATGAAATTGCTCAATCACCACAAGAAGAAGACGGTCTAAGAACGCCATTTCCAGAATTTAATAGACTTTATGGTGGATTTTCTGGAGGAAATATTTACGCTTTTGTCGCCAGACCGAAACAGGGAAAGACAACGCTTCTTAATGATTTGTGCGACAAGGTAAGTGAGTTAAATTCATGTCCTGCCCTAATGCTTGACACTGAAATGGATACACATGAAATCCAATTTAGAACTGCTGCAAATATTAGTGGCGTCCCTCTTTGGTATATTAGAACTGGCAATTGGGTTCGTAATAGAGAGATGGTTGACAAAATGAATAAAGCTTTTAATTTAATTAAGAATAAATCATTAGTTGACCATATTTATGTTGCAAATAAAGATATTGATCAAATTCTTTCTATTATTAGAAGGTGGTATTACAGTAGGGTTGGTAAAGGAAATAAATGTTTAATCAGTTATGATTACATCAAATTGACTGGAGAAAAAATCGGAGCTGGGAACAGCGAGCATCAAGTTATCGGTAATAAAGTTGATGCGCTAAAAAACATCGCCAAAGAACTTAACATTCCAATTCTCACATCAATGCAATTAAATAGAATGGCTGAAAATTCTCACAGTAAGGGCGGCGACGAAGTTGACTCAGGAATGATTTCATTGAGTGATAGGTTGAGTTGGTTCGCATCGTATATTGGAGCATTTGTTAAGAAAAGCCCAGAGTCTTTAACCAGAGATGGACAGAGGTTCGGCTCACATAAACTTGTAACACTACATTCCCGTTATCAAGGTAGGGATGCTGCCGGATTCAATGATCTGATTAGAAGGCGCGACGAGAATGGAAATGAGAAGTATGTTAAAAATTACATCAATTTTAATATTGAAAATTTCAAAGTCGAAGAAAGAGGAACTCTTGAAGATATTGTTCGATTAGAAAATGGACAATTAACACCGACACAAGATTCCAATGATGACAATGATGATGACAATGATGTTGACATCTAAAAAAACACAATATGTCAGAATTAAATATCAAAGACATATTAAATGAAATTGGCTATACTAATCTTGTAAATTGCGGGGATTATTATAGGACAAAACCCCTTTATAGAAATTCCAAAAACATCACCTCATTATCCATCCACAAAGCAACTGGATATTGGAAAGACTTCGGCTCTGAACAAAGTGGAAATTTGGAGCAATTGGTTAAATTGACAAATGGCCAAGATGTTTATTTTGGAAAATTCAAAAAAGAAAACGTAGAAAGACTTGAAGAAAAGCACCTATCTCCATCAGATAAAATGATATGGAAATATCTAAACAATGATTATAGTTATTGGAAAAAGAGGGGGGCGAAAGAAGAGCATTTAAGAAAGTTGAAAAGCGGAGTGTTTACATACGACGGAAAGTTTCGCAAAAGATATGTTTTTCCCATTTATAATTATTACGGCTCTGTGGTGGGTTACTCTGGGAGATCATTGCACAAAAAACAAACAATAGAAAAATACAATATTCCAAAATGGAAGCATTTGGGCAATGTTTCAGAGTGGGATTATCCTTATTACTTTATTAAAAAAAGATTAATTGGTGCTGAAAGTATAATACTTGTTGAGAGTATTGGTGATATGCTGGCACTTTTTTCATGTGAAATTTATAATGTTTTAGTTTGTTTTGGGTTAAATGTCCAAAGTGGCGTCCTCAAAATATTACTTTCTAGGAAGTTGAAGAATATTACAATTGCTTTTAACAATGATGATAGATGTAATGGATTGATAGGGGCAGCCAAAGCTAAGAATAATCTACATAATTATTTTGATCAAAAAACTGTAAACATATGCTTACCAACGGAGAAGAACGATTTTGGCGACATGACGAAGCCAGAAATCAAAAAATGGCACAAGAATTCCTTGACTTTTTGGCAATAAATAGTTATATTCTTTATTGCTTGAATTGTGAAATGGAGTTGGAGAATAAAACCTCCTGCATCTTCTGCGGGGAGAAAAATTTAATCGCCCTTGCCGACAGGCAAGAAATAGAATACATTGAAATGGAAAAACAATAATATGACAGAAAAAAATAAAAAAGAAAGAATTTTGTCCCCATCACGCATTAAAACACTTGAAGTATGTAGTTGGGACTATTGGTGTAACTATCACCTAAAACTGCCTGATAAGAGCAATGACGGGGCAAAAAGAGGCTCTTGCTGCCATATTGTGCTAGAGTGTCTACTTAACAAGCGGCATAAAAAGCATTTTGATGTTATTGTTGAAAATCAATCGATTGGTCATAGCAAGCCTGTTTACAGATTATTAAAGAGGCTTGCGGTAAAAGAAAAATTGGATTTTGAAGAAAATTTTGACATGATGGAAGAGATGCTTCTTGTAGCCTTGGACAATGATTTCTTCTGCGAGGGTGGAGAACTTTTTAAATCAGAATTTGAGTTTCTTATCGACAATGAAAATCCAAAATATAAATTAAAGGGAATTATCGACAAGATGGCCCGATACCCAAATAACAAATTGGGAATTTTCGACTATAAAACAAGCAAAAAGAAATTTGAGGGAGAAGAAATTTATGCCAATATTCAAGCAATGGCATATTCTCTTTATGGCAAAAAAATAGAGGGCTTTGATCGAGTTTTAGGTGAATTTTTATTTTTAAGACACCCAGAAGACCCAAAGGTAGAAACAGAATATACAGATGAGGAGTTGAAAGGATTGGAATTTTATTTATCTTATCTCTATTACAAGATTAATAATTTTACAGAAAAGGAAGCTCTTTCCAATATGGCCGCCGACAAAGGATTTCCCAAAAAGGAAAAGGGCTTTTGTGGACTTATTAAGTGTGGCCGCGCCACCCAAAAGGGCCAACTAAAGAAAAATGGTGAATTGATGTGGCATTGTCCCCAAAAGTTTCCTTATGATTATTATGCAGTTATAAATAAAGATGGGGAAGTTAAAAGAACTGCTTTTGAAAAAGATGACTTGGTGGCCAAAGACGGCGAAATTATCATAGAAAAACATTATGCTGGCTGCCCAGCTTTCAATAAAAAATAAAAATAATATGTTAGATTTAAGCGGTTTTGTAAAAAATGATGAATTGGTTATCGACAAAGAAAACTGGAGCTATATTAAGGAAAATTATGAAAAGGATGTAGTTAAACAGGCAATTTCTGACATTATAAAAGATTTGCCCTTACCAATGCAGAAGATAACTTATCAGGATGCTATTAATGATTTTAATAAATTGGTTGAATTAGATAGCCAATCTTTGATGTGTGAAGGAGAGTGGTTTACGAGGTATCCATGCGATTATTTGTCTTCAGATAAATATATTGAAATTAATAAAATTGGCAATCAATTTTCAAATTATTTCCAACAAAAAAATAGGTGGAAAGCAGATAGCATAAATGCCCCAAGTCCAGAGAGAACGTGGAATACTGAAAAATTTAGGTTAACTTTACTTAATGGTTTATGGACCCAAAAAACCAAGGAAATTAATAATCAAACGCTTAGAAGCTGCATTGCGTTAAGAAAATATATTGCGGCCCAATTCCGCCCTTCCGCAGCCAAGGCAATTTATGAATATTTTGGAGCAAAAAATATCCTTGATTCGTCTAGTGGTTGGGCGGATCGCCTCTGTGGTTTTATGGCATCAGAGGGGCCACAACATTACTGCGGAGTCGATCCAAACACAAATTTAATAAATGGATACAATTCTCAATATCAAACTTACCTAGACATAGTTGGAAATAATGCTAAAACTGCAAAAAAATATGAACATCATGTAGCGGCTTTCGAAGATTTAAAGTTGCAATATGAGAATTATTTTTGCCTGATGTTTTCAAGTTGCCCTTATTTTCTCGTTGAAAAATATTCAGCAGACTCTTCGCAAAGTTGCCACAGATATAAAAAACTTGATGATTGGATTGAAAAGTTTCTATATGTATATTTAAAAAATTCTTGGAAAGCATTGAAGGTTGGGGGGCATTTAGCACTTAATATATCAAATGTTTATATGCACCATCGTATTAATGATTTGTGTAATCCTGCCAACAAATATATTAAAGAGGTTTTAGGGGGAGAATATATTGAAACAATTGGGTATAAAATGTCAAAGCGACCGAATAGCAAATCAGATAACAAAGGGGTTTTTTGTGAGCCGATCTTTATATGGCAAAAAGTTAAATAATTATGAATAACATCTTAAAAATAACCGTGACAGACAGTCACTTAAAAGCCGCCAAAAAAATATACAATAAACTGCCGAAAGATGTCAGAGAAAACGGCTACAACAATAAAAGCTACAGAAATGGCAATTTTCTCTTGCAATCTATCATTTGTGAGGTTATAGTAAGTGAGTGTTTAGGGAAAGAGGCGGAAATAAAAGGCACAAGAGATTATGACATTATTTATAACGGTGATTGCTTGGATGTAAAAAGTAAACCCAATTCAGACAAAGAGCCCCAACCATATTGGAATGCGAGTATCCCCGCCTATCAGGTTAAAATGCAAGATTGTCATGGATACGTTTTTGCACGAATAAGTAGAGACATGAGCGTAGTTTGGATAACGGGAATAATAAGCAAGGATGATTTTAAAGAACACTCAAGATATGCAAAAGCTGGGAGTAAAGACGGAAAATGGAAATGGGAAGTTAGTTCCTATTATATTAAATTAAATAAATTGCACCCGCTGAGTTTATATAAAGAAGGAAAATACAAATTATAAAAATATGAACAAAATCCCAATTTTTAAAAGCCATTATTCAATTGGCCGCTCAATACTTACCCTTAAAGAAGAAGGTGTTAGCAAACCAACTGAAGCAGATTCAATAATTGATATTTGCAAAGAGTATAAAATAGATAATTGCCTACTAATAGAAGACCACATCGGCAGCATCCTCGAATCAAGCAAGGTTTTTGAAAAATCAAATATTAACTTTAATTTCGGCTTGAGATTAACAGTTTGCGATGATATTAATGATAAGAGTAAAGAAAGTCGTAATTCAAATTGGAAGTGCAATATAATTCTCAAAGACATTGACGGTTATAAAAATTTAATTAAAATAAGTTCCAAAGCGAGCACTGAAGGCTTTTATTATGAACCGAGAATCGATTTTAAATCCCTTCGGGAGCTATGGAACAACAAACACTTTGATTTTATTGTGCCGTTTTACGATTCCTTTCTTTTTCAAAATATTTTTAAATTGAAAAGTATTTTTGTAGATTTTGATTTTTGCGCGCCAATTTTCTTTATTGAAGATCATAATATCATTTATGATGATATTTTAAAGAACAAAATACTTGATTATTGCGGCGACAACGGTTATCTTAATTATGAAGCGCATTCAATGTATTATAAGAAGAAGAGCGATTTTAAAACATACTTGACAAACAGATGTATCTATGAGAAGGTTAAATTGAATAAGCCGAATATTGACTGGATGACAAGTAATGAATTTTGCGCCGAATGTTTAAAATAATAAAGAATCATGAAGCAACTTTTACGATATAAGAAAGGACTTAAATTGGTCTTTTTTGACTTTGAGACCGAGTCTTTGACTCTGAATTTTGATTGCGGGAATCGACCTTGGCAACTCGGTATGTTAAAATGTCAAGATAAAGAGGAGGTTGAGTTCAAAGACCTTTATGTTAAATGGGAAAAGCCAATCAATGTAAGCAAGGACGCCGCTAGAATTACAGGGTTTGATCAAAAGGATTATGATAAGAGGGCTTTGCCAGAAAATGAAGTTTTTGAAGTTATGCTCGATTGGTTTAATTGGGCAGACCATATAATTGGTCATAATATTCTCAATTTTGACATTCCATTAGCCAAAGAGTGGTATCTAAAATATAACAAAGATTGGAAGCCACTTCTGCCAAAGTGCATAGATACTAAATGTTTAGCCCAAGCAATTAAAAGTGGGATTCCTTTCGATATTCAAAATGATGATTTTTTGACATGGCAAATTGCATTGTCAACTTATCATGAGAGGGGGGTAAAAACAAATCTAGCGCAAATGGCTAAAGACTTTGACATCGACTTTGATAAGTCGTTGTTACACAATGCCTTAGAAGATATCCGGCTAAATAAGAAGGTTTTTGAATCCATGATATGGAACATTGAAATTTAATAACAAAAATATGAAAATATATACAATTAATCATGAAACTAGATGTGATGGAAATGGTTTTTTAGATGGCGAAACATTTAAAAGCCGAGAAGACGCTGTTAAAGCAATTGAAAAACACTTTGGGGAGCGGCCAGAAAAATTGTCAGATACAGGCATCGGTTGGGTAGATAGTGATGAATATAACGATGAAGATCATATTGTTTGTGTTTATGAACAGGAGCTAAAATAATAAAATCGACTATGAATAATTTAGATCAATTAAAAAGTGTCCCCAAATATGTAGAAAAGGAATGGGGTTATGAAAAATGGCTATTTAATGATGAAGAGCTGGATATTTGCAGCAAAATACTATTCATTAAAAAGGGAAGTAAATTCTCACAACATTTCCACGACAAGAAGGTTGAGCAATTTTTTATTCAAAGTGGTAAATGTATTTTAAGAATACACCAAATGCAACAAAGTTCGCCACAAACAGTTCAAACCGTCCTTAATGAAGGGGAATGCTTTTTTATAGATCGGTTAGTGGCGCACCAACTGGAAGCATTGGAAGACACAACAATAATTGAAACTTCAACCTTTCACAGGGATGAAGATAGTTATAGACTTTGGAGATAAAAATAACCTATTATGAAAAAATCAAAATTTAAAACTTGTAAATTTAACGCAAACAGACATGCTAGTGATATAGCATATCCATATTGCACTTGGAATCCCAACATTCAAACTCCTCCTCACATATATTGGACGGCCAGATATGATGTGGAAACGTTCGCAACATCAATCTGCCCAAACTGTAAGTGTTATGAAAAGGATAGTGAAGATGAAAATCAATTAACATTAAAATTCTAAAAAAAACAGCAACAAAATATGAAAATAATATTAGAACCCACAACCAAAGACGAATACGGACAAAGAGTAGAAATTGAAGTTTTTTATGACGATATTTGTATGAATAGATTGGCAGAATTATTTTATCAAGCGTCCGTTGCTTATGGATTCCATCCAAAATCGGTTAGTGAATATATTAATTGTGAATTAAGTGAAAAGGAAAGCGAATGAAAGGTGAGAACAATGAACAAAAAGATGCTGTCGGCTATATCGTAGTAAATAAAAAAGGCAAGCCAACAAGCAACATATATTCTAAAGTTGGCCCTGCAAAAGCCTATATCACTACCATCTGCGGCGAATCTGGAAAACGCCATTCTATTTATGAAGTCGTCTTGGGCGACCTTGTAATAACAGGAAAGGAACATTTAGATAAAAATCGAATCAAAGAACTGAAAACAGAAATTAGAAATGCAGAGTTTTGGCTAAATAAATATAGGAATGAAGGAAAATTCGATGGTGCCGCAAAATCTGAAAGAGAATTGAAAATTTTATTTGACGAACTTGATAAGTTGATGTCAAAATATAGCAAATAAAAGAAGTATGAATAGTTACCTACAAACCTTAAAGCCAAATAAACTAAAAAACAAGGGCGTTCGCCTCCCCAAGTTTAAAATATCAAAATCAAAATATGGCGCGACTGACGGTTCTGAAGAGCAAAATTATGCTTTTTTTAAGAAGTTGTGTTCCGAGGGGCTGAAAGAAAAATTGGCCGCCGGAGCCATCAAGGAGAGTGACAAACAAAAGTATATTGATCAGGCGAGGTATGAACTGAAAGTTATTAGTGATTTAGGTTTTATTGATTATTTTTTGCTCGTTTGGGAGGTTGTGGATTACTGTAAAAAGCAAGATATTGCAATTGGGCTAGGACGTGGAAGCGCCGCAGGTTCCACTATTTTGTTTTTATGTGGTATTACTGGCGTTGACCCAATCGAGAATAATCTCATTTTTGAAAGATTCTTATCTACTGACCGTGTTGAATTTGAAATCATTGATGGTGAAAAATATTTTGATGGAGGAACTCTTCCTGATATTGACCTTGATTTTGATTATTACAAGAGGCCAAGGTTACTAGAATACCTTCAAGAAAAATATGATGCTGTAAAAATTCTCAATCTAAATACATTTGCTGGAAAGCAGCTTACAAAAGACTGCGGGAAAACAATAGCAGAATATTCTGAAGACCAAATGAATGTCATAAGTTCATTATTGCCGGTTGAATATGGTAAGGTCATGGATCTCGAAGAAGCGTATGAAAATGAGGAGAAGTTTAGAGAATGGGCTGATGAAAATAAGGAGATTTTTGAAATTGCTTGTAAATTGAGGGGATTAATTAGAAATAGAGCTGTTCATGCTTCAGGAATGCTGATACCATTTGGCAAATCTGAAGACAATTTTCCAATGGAATTAACTTCAGGGAAAGACAAAACTATTGTCAGTTCTTTTGACATGGGTTGGAGTGGGAATATTGCAATTAAATTAGATGTTCTAGGCCTGAAGACTTTGTCGGTAGTCGATGAAACATGCAAAAAGGTAGGGATCAATTTTAATGACATTAACGTAAATGATAATTTCATCTACCAGCAACTACAAGACTTTAAATATCCATATGGCATTTTTCAATTAGAGGCCTTTGCTGCTTACAATGGTTGTCGGTCTGTTAAGCCAAAAAATATTAATGAATTGAGCGCAGTTCTTGCAATCTGTCGCCCAGGGGCTCTTCAGTTCCTAGAGGGCTATTCAAAATACACCAACACTGGCGAATCGGAAAGCCCAGAACCTTATTTCGATGACATTCTAGGGGAAACAGGATCATTTTGTCTCTATCAGGAGCAATTAATGAGAATGCTCCATAAAGTTGGATTTACCCTTAATGAAGCTAATCATGCTAGAAAAGTTGTTGGCAAAAAACTTGTCAAAAAGGTTGGGGAGTGGAAGGAAAAAATTTATAATAAAATCAAAGAACAGGGCTTAGAAGTAAGTGTCGCTGACAATTTGTGGAGTATTATGGAGGCCTCTGCAAATTATTCTTTCAATAAAAGTCACGCACTTGCTTATGCAACTCTTTCAGCTATAACGGTTTACCTAAAGTTTAAGCATCCAAAAGAATTCTTTCATTCGCTACTTAAAATGACAGTCCATGAGCAAGACCCAATGGAACATATTTCTGTCATTGAAAAAGAAATGGAGCATTTTGGTATTAAGTTGCTGCCGCCAGATATTATTAAATCAGAGATGGACTTCTCCATAGAAGGTAATGATATTAGATACGGCCTAACTGATATTAAAGGCATTAATACCAAATCAATACAAAAACTCGGCCTTTTTAAGAGTGAATACGACAATAAAATGCAAGTCTTTCAGAATGCAAAAGAGGCTGGCGTGCCAATGAGTGTATTGTGTCCTCTTATTCAGGCTGGGGCTTTAACAGGCTTCCAAGGTTCTCGCACTAGAATGGTTTACGAGGCGCAAATTTGGAATAAACTGACAGATAGAGAAAAGAAATTCGCCATTCAACTTTCACCAAGGTTTAACAACGATCTATTTGAAATAATTAGATATATGCGGGATAACAATGATGAAAATGAAAAACCTTATATTAAAGAGAGTCGAATGGAAACCATTCGCAAACATATTGAACCATACAAAAACATTTATGATCTCAATAAAGTCAATGAAAAGTTTGCAAATTGGTGGTATGAAAAGAAATTACTGGGGTTTTCTTGCAAAAATAGACTTAAAGATATATTCAATAATCAATTAAACTTTGTCGGCCTAGAAGAAATTAACAATCATATCAATCAAAAAGTCCTTGTTGTCGGCACTGCGAAAAGTGTAACAAAAAGAACCTCCAAGAATGGCAATGTTTATATTGATATTGTCCTTGAGGACGAGAAGAGCGAACTGAAAACCAAAATCTTCGAGAACGGCAATAAAATTGAAATGTGTGAAGAGAGAAACGGCAGACTGCCAGAAAAGGGCGACATTTTGGTCGTTCGTGGCCAAGCGAAGCAAGATTGTCTTTTTGCAGAAGAAATTACAATACAAAAACTGAACATTTACATGAAACTTAGTGAATTAAAATAATGAAAAGTTTAGAATATCATAGTTATTATCGTGATTTAATCACAAAGTCAAGGCAATGCCAAAACTCAGCATGGAGAGCCGCCCAATTAAAATATTTTCAAGATGAATTTGAAAAAACAGAGGGGGAAGGCCTTTTGGATACCGATAAGAAAAAAGTAAAAATCATTCTTTTTAAAGGGCGAGGCCTATTTTCAAAATTGATTCAATGGAGAACTAATAGTAAGTATTCTCATGCGGCTATTCTCTTACCGGACGGCGAGACTATTATTGAAAGCTGGCAAGGAGCTGGAGTTAGGAAAAAGAAGATAACCGATTGGGAGGACACCGAAACTTTTAATGTTGATTATGATCCTTTTTATACTCAATTCATCATTGATTTTCTTGAAGCGCAAATTGGAAAAGATTACGACTATTTGGGAGCAATTGGGATAGCGTTAAACAAAAATATCCACAATAAAAATAAATTCTTTTGCTTTAAATTAGTTTTTTCTGCTTTTCAATATATTGGAGTTGATTTATTGGATAGAACTGAGGCCCATGAATGCACTGGAAATTTACTTTATCGGTCGCCAAAGATTTATTATTAATTAAGTTGACTTTTTTCACCATTTTGTTATACTTATTGACATACAAAAACAGTTAAAAAGAAAGAAAAAAACATTATGATTCAGTTCTACAAACCAAATCCAAGAGTCTCAGGCACGGCCACTTCCATCAAATTCAATAAAGGTTATGATTCAATTTTTATTGAAATGATTAAACAAACCGGCTGGGATGATACAAAAAAGCGGGGAAGTTTTAAAAACTCTCCAGTAAAAATTGTAGCCAAATTTACTACAGTTGAAGCTGCAACAATTATTGACGCCATTGAGAATAATAGGGAGTTTAAGATTTTTCATTCAAATGATCTAGGTTCTACGGCTGGTTCTTTCGGCCCATATCTTAGAGATAATAATCAAGTTGGACATTCACTATCACTCACACAAAAAAACAATGAGAAGAACGAATCCAATTCTCTTCGTATTGGCTTTACCTTTGGTGAGGGAATTTTGATTAGAGAGTTTTTGAGAACCTGCTTGGCCATTTCAAGTCACAGTTCAATCAATAAACAAAATGAATATGCTTTAAATAAATACAAAGAAAACAAAAATAATGGCGGCCAAAACTCTCAGCCACAGCCGCAGCCAAAACAAGAACAAAAAACAGAAGTCAAGGATGATTGGGCAAATTGGGACTTTGGTGGGAGTTCCTCGTCGAAGCAACAGCAAGACGATGATGACGACTTGATTTAATTAACAGCGCCCCGAAGGGGGCTTTTTTAAACGAATCGACTTATGAGCAGACAATTAAAGTTTAGAATATACAATAAAACAAAAATTATGGCGGTGGAGACTATCCCTTTTGTGGATTTTCATTTATTTCATTAAGTCCAGCAGATTTGGAAACTGGATATCTTGTTGATTGCATGAACACTCAGTATTGTGAAATTGTAGGTAATATTTTTGAAAACAAAGAATTATTAAAAAATTAAAAGAATACAATGGCAAAGAGGTTAACCACAGAGAAGTTTATTGAAAGAGCCAAGGCCATTCATGGTGATAAGTATGATTATAGTGAAACCGAATATGTAAGCGCAAAAGAAAAGGTAGAGATTTTTTGTAAAATTCATAATTATAGTTTTTTTCAAGAGGCATACAGTCATGCACCTGCTGGCAATGGTTGCCCAAAATGCGCTGGAAAATACTCAATGTCAAACAAAGAGTTTATAGAATATTGCAAAAAAATACACAATAACAAATATGACTATTCATTAATAAATTCCACAAAAAAAGAAAATAAAATAAAAATTATATGTCCAGTGCATGGCATTTACGAAACCAAAGCTGGGCTTCATAAAAAGGGTTATGGGTGTAAAAAATGTGCCACCGATGCCCAAAGATTGGAGTTTAAAGAATACTTAAAAAAAATTCCAGAAGAATTAAAAGAAAAATATAATTATATAGAATTACAATTTAATAAAAATAAGAACACAATGGTTCTTGTGGAGTGCGAGCATCATGGTCAATTCTTGCAGAGGCATGACGCGCCAATTGCTGGAAAAATATGTAAAAAATGCTCATTTGAAAACAGGAAACTTGGAACAAAAACATTCATAGAGAGAGCAAGAAAGATACATGGAAACAAATATGATTATTCTCTTGTAGAATATGTCGATATTCGAACACCAGTGACAATTATATGCGATAAGCATGGTAAATTTTTTCAAGTGTCCAATGCACATCTTCAAGGATGCGGTTGCAAAACATGTAGTCAAGACGATTACACAATTAGACAAACAAAAACACTCGACCAATTTATAAAAGATGCGCGGTCAATTCATGGAGACAAATATGATTATAGTATGGTAAAATATATAAACGGCCAAACAAAGGTGGATATTATATGTTTGAATCATGGGATATTTTCTCAACAAGCCCACTCCCATTGTATTAATGGGGCTGGATGCCCTTCATGCAATAATTCAACAGGCGAAAGAAAAATAGATAATTTTTTAAGGCTGAATGATATAGAATTTTCATCACAAGCAAAATTTGACAATGCAAAATTTTTGAAATCAAAACGCTCGATGAGATTTGATTTTTATATAAAAGATTATAATTTAATAATAGAATATGATGGAGAACAGCACTTTAGACCAGTGGATAACTGGGGAGGAGAAAAGAAATTTAAATCATTACAAAAAAGAGATCTGGAAAAGAACAATTATTGCTTGAAAAATAATATTGATATGCTTAGAATACCATATACAGAGTTTAACAATATCGAAGAAGTTTTAAAGAAAAAATTAAATATTAATTAATATGCAAAAACAAAAAAAGAAAAAATTACTATATATATCTGATTCAGCAAGCGCAAGAACTGGATTCGGTGGCAGCAGCGCAACCTTATTAAAAAATCTGTTCTTAAATGCCTCAGATAAAATTGAAATTCATCATTTGTGCTGTTCGTCTATTAAGGGAGACCCTCAATTATCAATGTTTCCTTGGAAGTGTTACGGATGCTTGCCAAATAATCAAGAAGAATTAAATGCCCTCAATAATGGTGATCAACATTCTGCAAGAATGGCGGCTTATGGCGACCACGCTTTAGACGATCTTGTAAAATCAATTAAACCAGATTTTATATGGATTTGCAACGATTATTGGGGTCAAAATTATTTACTATCAAGAAGTTACATAGAATCTGGGAAAATTCCATTTGCTTTTCATACGACATTGGATTCACTTCCAATTTTGGAAAGCGCTGTAAAAGATGCTCCAAAAATTAAAAACTTTTTTGTTTGGTCTAAATTTGCTGAAGACGAAATGCATAGACTCGGCCACAAGCATGTCAAAACCTTAAATGGTCCTATTGATGTTTCTAAATTTTATCCACTTGAGAAGTCAAAAAGGGTATCGTTGAGGGTGGAGCAAAATATTGAGGTAAATGCTTTTGTAATTGGCTTTGTATTTAGGAATCAATTGAGAAAGAGCATTGATAAGCTATTATTGGGCTATAAAATGTGGAAAGAAAAATACAAACCAACAAGGCCAACGTATGTGGCCATTCATACGAACCTCGGTGAAGGATGGCCAATAGAAAAATTCGCAGATGAATACGGGATAGATAAAAAAGAAATTTTAGTTACATACATTTGTAGAAATTGTAAAAAATATGAAATTTTGCCAATTAATGGTGAGGAATTGCAATGTAAATATTGTCAAACTAAAAACCTAGTATCTACAAGTGTTCGATTTGGGGTCACTGACGAAGTTCTAAACGAAATATTTAATTTGCAAAGCGTTTATATTCAAGCATTTACCAGTGGAGCCCAAGAGAACCCGATTATTCAATCTGCGCTAGTTGGAAATCCAACTGCCTGCACGAATTATTCCTGCGGGTCGAGCCATGTGGATACTTCAAATGGGGTCATTTCGCCACTGGACTTTAATTTTTATAAAGAAATACATACAAATTTTGATAAAGCCTCAACAAAACCAGAAAGCATCTGCGAAACTCTCCAAAAATTCTATACCCTCCCCGAAGGGGAGAAGGAACAATTAGGTCAAAAAACAAAACAATGGGCCTTAGACAACTTCGATTCAAAGAAAATTGCAAAGTTTGTTGAAAATTTTATTGACGAACAGCCTTATGTAGACTATACTACATTTAGCTTTGAGAAAGAAGAGAAAGATCCGAATGCAATTATTGAAAATTCCGATAATGATATTGAATGGATAAAACAACTCTATAAGAAAATATTAAAAACCGAGGTCAATGAAAAAGATGAAGGTTTGAAGCACTGGATCGAAAGATTATCTAGAGATCTATCTCGGCAACAAGTCGAAAATTATTTCAGACATGTGGCGCGAGAAGACAATAACAAAAATAAGAAGATTAATTTTGAAGATTTTTTGGATGCTGAAGATGATAAGAAGATTCTCTTTGTAATGCCGGATAGTATTGGAGACGTTTATTTATGCACATCACTATTTGGTTCAATAAAAGAGATGTATCCAGAATATGCATTGTATGTTGCGACAAATCAAAGTAATTTTGATGTATTGAAAGGAAATCCAAACATTAAAAAAACAATACCGTATATTCCCAATATGGATCAACTTGTTTGGCTGGAAGGTCAGCGGGGACACAAGGGATATTTTGACATTGCATTTTTGCCGCATATTACTACCCAACGAATGCTCGGCTATATGCATAATGGAAAAGATAAAATTGAATTTGACATTAATAAAAAATAGAAAGTAAAATTATGAATCTGCCAATCCACTATCAAGAAACTAAATACGGCTTCGAATACGGCGCGGCAAAAATTGAAAGATGTTGCTCTGATTATAAAAAGGGTTGGGTTGTTTTAAAAGTCGAAACTAAAAAGGAAAGTTTACAAGTTTATATAACCAAGACTGGCAAAATCAAAATTCATAATAAGGAAGGAAAGGAATTAAAAAATGACAATAAATGAATTGATAGCCAAATTACAAAAAATTGAAAAAAAATGTTGCTCAGAATTTGAGGGGGCTGACGTTTATTATAAATGTGAATATGAAGATGGCTTTGATTATTTTTATAAGGTGGATGATATAAAATTAACATATAACTTTGGAGAAAATGAATTTCCAATGATTGTCATTTCTTAAAAAAATATGAAAAATGATCAATTTGTAAAATTACAAGATGTTATTTCTCTCTTTTTAGAATATGGAGAACTTAAACAAGAGGGTTATATAGAAACGATAAACCCAAGTCATGGACCTTGTTGCACCTGTCAAAAATGTGGTTACGATCATGATAATTGTGTTTGTCTTCATAACGAATTATGGAAAGATATAGAAAATTTAAAAAAATATGAAAAAAATATTTAGCATCTTTTTGGTCTTGGCCGCCATTTCTACAATTAATTCAAATGCTGAATCCTATTTAATGTGGAGGCCTATTGTCGGAGCAAAAGAATACAATGTTTATGTCGAATCTGATACCGGATTTGTCACAGTCCATAAAACAAAAAATACAAAATTTAAACTTGATTTATTGGGTGGTTACGATTACATTATTAATGTTGTTCCGTATGACGGAAAACAATTCGGTCCAAAATCAAATAAAGTGACCGTCAATTTAAAAAACGAAAAATTGAAGAAAGATTTAGCAGCGCCGCAAATTAAAATAATTGAAGAGAAGTGATGAAGCATTACAAAACAGAAGAAAAAACAATCGTCGAAACAACAAAACACCTTGAGTATATTGAGTGTGATATTTGTAGAAAAAAATACAAAGAACATGTTTATAGTGGCTGCGAGCATAATTCTTGGGTTACAGATGTTGTAAAAGACAATACTTACGAATTTGAATCAACACAAATTTCTATGTCTAAAGGGTGTCAATATCCAGAGTGTCGCAGTTATGTTACTGAATCTTTCGATATATGCCCAGATTGTTTTCAAAAAGAAATAATCGATCATCTTAAAGAAAAATTTAACATTGCGCCCGAATCTAGCTCTTACGATTTTTAATAAAAATATAAAATTAAAAAAACAATGAAATTGGATAAATTAGAAAAGGCCTCCGAGCTACATAAAGACTTGCAAATATTAGATGAACTAATATCAATGTGTGATAAAAATTTTGACATTATGATTAGGTTGAAAAATATTACTTCCAGATCATATCATAGCGATCACCTCAATAAGGAAATTTTAAAGTTGCTAAAAAAAGAAAAAGAAGACCTTCTCAAGGAAGTTAAACATTTGTAATAAAAGGATATTATGGCCCATTTAATTGAAGAATATAGTAAGTCAGCGGGTGTCAAAATTGGTCGCCCAGAAGTTTATGAGGATTACTTTCCAATGATCATTGAAAGGTATATAACCCTTCATACAACGTCAAAGCCAGCAAAAACCTATCAATATTGGCAAGAAGTAGTTAACCTTATTAAACCCCATTTGGATGCAATGGGAATCAGTATCGTTCAAATTGGAGGAAAAGATGACATAAAAATAGATGGTATTTTTGACATTTGCGGTCAGACATCCTTTAACCAAACCGCTTATATTATTAAGGATTCCCTCTTGCATGTCGGGGTGGATAGTTTTCCAGTTCACGTCGCATCTGGATATGGTAAAAAAATAGTATGCCTTTATTCAAATAATTATGTTGAATGTGTTGGGCCATACTGGACAAAGTCTGAAGATTTTATTGGAATGACATCTTATAAGGACGGCAAACCTCTTTATTCATTGGATGATCCTGAAAGAATCATCGATAAGATTAAACCAGAGGACATTGCCAAAAACATTCTAAAATTACTCGGAAAAGACGTTTCTTTTGATTTTAAAACTATTTACATAGGAAATAAATTCATGCAAAAGCATTTCGAGATTGCTCCCGATGCCGTTGCTAATATTGACGATAAAGGAGCGCCACTTGTTATTAGAATGGATTATAGTTTTAATCAAGACAATATGATTAAACAAATCGCTTCTCACGGTCATTGTTATATCATTACCGAAAAGCCTTTTGACATTAAATCTGTGATGCCATATAAAAACAATATTAAACAAATCCAATACAACTTCCGGAAAGACTATGATGTTGATTTTGCAAAACAAATTTATGAATCGGGAATTCCATTTGGTTTAAATTGTCAACTTCCCGAAGAGGGAAATGAACACATCAAACTTGACTTTATGGATTTTGCCATTGTCACTTTTGAAAAGATTTTTGATCCGAAAACGGCAGATGAGTTTAAGGATGTCAATTTTGACAATCTTTATTATAAGGCGTGTAAAGTTGTTTCTTGTAATGGAAGAAATTTCTACGGCAAACAAGGATGGTCAAAAAATGATGAGGTGAAAAACTTTGGGGAATGGAAAAAAGCATATAATACAATTGATTTATGGCGAGAGGTTGATTTCCTTTATTTTGTCGAAAAGATATGAGTAAAAAAACTTACAAAAAACTCTATAAAAAGGATTCTACAAACTCAATCCGCGTTTGGTGGGCAGAGCAAGATGATGATAAATTTTGTTTCTTTTCTGGATTAGATGGCGGGGCGATTGTCCAAAGTAAATATACGAAAGCATCCCCTAAAAATATTGGCAAATCAAACGCCACAACATCCGTAGAACAAGCGCAATTAGAGATTGAGGCCAAGTATACCAAAAAGCAAAAAACTGGCTACACAGATGATATTAGAAGGGTTAGCGAAGCCAAGGACTCTTTTGTTCAGCCGATGCTTGCCAAAAATTATAAAAATTACTCTCATAAGATTGATTTCGCTAAAGAAAATTGGATTGCTCAATGTAAGTTCAATGGAATGAGGTGTGTCGCCATTAAAAATGGTTTATTTACAAGAAAGGGGGAGGAATATTTAAGCGTGCCACATATTCATAATTCTTTGCGGCCATTCTTCAAAGAATATCCCGATGCCGTTCTTGACGGCGAATTATTTAATTCCGAATTGCGTCAGCAACTCAATGAAATCAGCAAACTTGTAAGAAAAACCAAACACATCACACAAGAAGACCTTGACAAGAGTAAAGAATTGGTTAGATTTTATATTTATGATGGGTATTCCTTTGATGGGCACGGTGTTAAAACACCTTATCAAAAAAGAAAATACTGGTTAGATAAAAATGTCACCAATTTGTATGATTATATGGCGCGTGTCAGAGACTTTCCAATAAAAAACCAAAAGGGATTGGATGATGTTTATGAAGCGTTTGTAGAAGAAGGCCATGAAGGTATAATTCTGAGAAATATCGAAAAAGGCTATGAAAATAAGAGAAGTAAATATTTGTTGAAAATAAAACCTGAAGACGACTCAGAAGCTATAATTACCGATGTTATTGAGGGTAAAGGTAATTGGTCTGGGGTTGCAAAAACTGCTACATTAAAATGGGGCGACAAAATATTTGATGCGACCTTCAAAGGGTCACAGAAACAACTAAAAGAAGTTTTAGAAAATAAGGGGAATTGGCTTGACAAAGAGGTCACTTTCATATATAATGGCTTAACAGGGTTGAAAATACCCAATTTTGCCAGAATAGATATTAACAATTGTTTTAAAAGATAAAATAAAGAAAAATAAAATAGTATGCCACGCAAGAAAAAAACAGAAGCAAAAGAAGAAGTAGTTAATAACGACAATGAAACCGTTTCAGAGTCGATTGTTGATGAAAACACTCAACCAAATATTCAAACTCAAGAAGAGCTTGTGGAAAAATCAAATGTAGCAACGCCTCCGATTGTGTTGTGTCGTAATGCCTATGGCCTTCTTAATAATGTCGATTATAAATACAAGGAAAATGGTTTCGTAGATTGGCGAGCGATGGTCGATCCTCAATATCTTTATGCAAACAAGGATAAAACTAGCGAAACTGATATTACCAAATTGAGGGATGATCAACTCGTTATTAAACTTGGCGGCTTGAGAGAGCTTGCACAGATTAGAGGTTTTAAATCAATTAAATATAATGTAACTTGTCCTTCACAACATTACGTTGTAGTTACTTGTGATATTGATTGGATTCCAAATTATGAAACGGAAGGTCGAGAAGTTTCAATGTCGGCGGTGTCAACTTCTCATTTGGATAATTCTAAGTCTTTTATGATTAATTACTTAGGAGAGCAGAGTGAGAATAGAAGTTTCTGTAGAGCCGTCCGATCATTTCTCGGCATTAATATTGTTTCTCATGAGGAGCTATCTGATAAAATTGCCTCCAATCAGGCCGATCAGGACGGTGGTAAAATCGAAACAAATGACATTTATGAACCATTGCGAACCGTAATGGGCAAATTAAAATTGTCTTTTGAGAAACTGAAAACAAAGTGCGCGAATGCCAAAGATCGAGAGTTTAAAGGTTGCGAAAATTGGTCATCGTTAGAAGACATTCCAAAGAATGACGCCTTTTATCTTCTTGGGAAGTTGAATGACGCCCTAAATAAATAATCGTTTAACAATTTGGCCAGTATGGTGTGCAGGGAGATCCTGCAACAGGGTTTGCAGCTCGCATGAAACAAATGGCCATTCTTTAACCAGCGCTCACATAAAGTGCGTTTGATCCATCTCGGTAGATTTGCCCTTTGATATTCGGATTACCAGCGTTCAAATTGTCGTAATCAATAAACACACCAGACCCGCTTATGTGAAAAGTTCCTGAAGGGGTGGTAATACCTCCGACTCCCATAAATCCGCCAGTAGTTAATGTTGCCCAAACTTTATTCTGTGTTGCCAAATGAAGACCGCCAACCCCATTCACTCCGGCTGCCACTTTATTTTGTATAATTAATGAATTTGCATTGACTCCAGATACGATTCCTAGTGGTCCGGTATTTGCCCCACTGCACAAACCAAAAAATCCAGATGTCAAACCTCCATCTTGAGTCATTAAAATATAAGCATTGTCGCCCTCTGGATTGTCATTAATGTCGGCTTCAAGTCTGAGAAAAGCATCTTGGGTAGATTGAATTTTTATACCATCGCCAGCTCCAGCAAACCCAGACCCGCTGATATGTAAATTGGCTTGAGGTCTAATCCAATTTGGAGCAATAGTGATTCCACTGTTTTCCACCAACAGATTGCCCGTGACAAGCATTTCACCATTGAATTGATAACCGCTAACATCAACAGTATTAGTATTAAATCCTATATGTTTATTGGTCCCCAATAGTTTAAAAACTTCATTGCCGCCAAGTTCAAAGGACATAGACTGGTTGTTGCCACCACTAAACATCCAATTTGTGGAACTTGTATCGTCTTTGGCTTTTATTCTAAAATTGGCATTATTGTTGTTTTGGATACGAAAAGTTGTTTGCTCATGGCCTCCAGTTCCCATTATACGAATTGCAGCATCGCCATTTCTCCCACTTCCAATATCCATATAACCTAAGTCAGAAAGATAAGAAGATTGCCGAGTGTTATTAGCAATGGGAGTCCTAGTAAAGAAACCGATCCCAAAGGCGTCCTCATCTTCGCCTGTTTGAATGAAATCGATATGAGCGCCCATATTATGTCCGGTTCCTTTAGACCCGAATATAACATAGGAGTTGTCCACTGCGGCCAAATTTTCCAGAATAAGGGCGGCTGGCATTGTCGCTCCGCTATAAAGGGTTTCTCCGTTAAAGGGAGATGGAGTTTGAGAACCGCTCTTAGAAATATTTACTTCGGTTTGCTCCAATCGAAAATGGGCGAGAGGATTTCCAGAAATTCCAAAATTATTAGTAGAAAAATGGTAGCGCCCATATTGGTTTCCGTAAACATCTGTAGCCAAAGGATCTGCATTGTCACCAAGATAATAAGCGTTGTTATGATAGCGAAAAACAGTATCTAATGTAGCTTTATAAAGGCTGCCACTACCCAAAACTGGCAATAGCCAGCCAGAAAACACATTGATTGTTTCTAAAAGTTCTCCTACTCTTCTTCCTTGTCCTGATGGTACCATTTTTTAAATCCTTATTCCTGTTTATTATTTTTACACGTATGCCCAGTCGCAGATAATCGGCTCACCTTCTTCAGTGAGTAAAAACATCCCGTCTCCGCTGCCAATGCCACCTTCAGCATTGTCAACCTTTAAATAATTAAAAATTCTTTCTGTATTGTGCAGCCCACTGATGAAAAAACCTTTTGTTAAATCTTCTGGGTTTAATTCGGCGCTAAATGTTATCGTAGCTGATTTGTTGGAACCTATAGTCAGTGACTCACTGACGCTTGTAATTTTGGCCTTATTAATTGTATAATTTAAAATATTATAATCAGTGCTATAAGGCACACCTTGATAAAAAGCCCCAGTATGATATTGATTAAGCCACTCATCGCAAGCAGGTTTTGCAACATTAATGTCTAAATTTAAAATCTTGTCTTCCCTTGTTAAATCAATAAAACTGCCAGTATCGTAACCATTTACAATAGCCGTAAATTGACCCTGCATAAAAATTGGGAAATTAATAGGACGATCAATAGGAAATTGGTGGCCGAGGCTTTTCAATTCCGACCTTTCCAAATTAATGGAAAAACTATAAGACTGCAAATTAATACCAGTTAATTTTGTTCCCAAATTGGAAGATTGAATATTTAATTGAATGTCGCCATTTCTAATAACAGAAATGCCATTCAGCCTCATACTTTCTGGAATTGTAAATTTTCCAGTCATTGGCTCGCCATCTTTTGGGTAAACGGCTGGGATATTTTCGCCGCTTGCGGCGTCATAAAAGGTGACATTATTGCCGACATAACTAACGCTTGCCTGAGCAAACGAGCCCACGGCGGCCCCACATTGATAAGAGACCATTTGACAGTCGCCGAAACCCATAACTTGATTGGTCGCGGCATTCAAATTATTAAATAAATTTTGATTAAAGGGCTGGTTTATATTTTCTTCAAAATAAACTCCAGTTCCTTCATCAACTCCCTCTGGGGAAATATTTACAAAAAAGTTCCTCTTATCTCTATAAAGAAAGGGATACATTGGGGCATTATCTTGAATGTAATAACGTCGAGCGCGCTCGACATCATCATTCACATCAAATGGAACCAATCCAGTCTGCTGCCAAGACGCTCCTGTATAAGTAGAAAAAGCCCTTCCAGAAAATTTATTAATATCCCAGTTTTCACCCCTAACATGTTCGGTTTTATTTTTTAAATAATCCTGTTCAGACATTCCAGAAAACAAAAACACTTTATTTCCAGAATAGTAAGGTTGACCATCAAATGGATATTGAAACATTGGGAAGTTGACATTCATTCCCAATCTATGTTCATTTCTTATTCCATTGATTAAATAATTAAAAGTTAAATTGACTACGGGATTGGAAATAATAGGATCTGCAACTGTCCCTAATTTATTTAATTGAGAAATGTTGGTTCGTTGATAATTTATATCATAGGAGATAGATTGCACTCTATCTAGTTTTTGTATTAAATTATAATTTCTATTGTAGGTTATTATATTCTTATCTTTAATTTGGTCAGAATAAGATACTGCCCCCACTGGAGAATCCGGTGTGTAAGATTCATAAAAAGCACTTGTAAAAGCATCTCCGCGACCATAATAATCCCCATTAACATCAACTTCATAAGAGGTGTCTTCGGCGACATTGTTTAATTGGCCATCATAGGTCATAAAATGGTGGCCGCTACTCGGAGCGGGGCCAACATAAAGTCCTTCTGAATTATAAATGATGCGGTTTCGAGACATTATTACTCTTCTTCTTCTTCTTCTTTTTTTATTTCGCTTTCAATTAGAATCGCTGCCATTTTTGGATCAATTTGATGGTGGGCAGCCACTTCATTGACTTTCATGACCTTATCATGATTTTTATCAAATGGTTCGCTTATATAACCATTTATTAAATCTTCATTTAGCCAATTGTCACTATCTTCGTTAGCGAAGACGATAGAAGCGATAGATTCAATATTAAATCTATGAATGTCATTAAGTTTTTTCACCTTCTTGGTGCTTTTATAAAGTTTTTCAACCAATTTTTCACAAGCGATAGAGTTTTTAAATTTTTCTGCAAATGTTGTTAAACTGTAATTGATAGATGATGCGCTAGATTCGCCCCCTCCGGCAGGAGACGCATTTTGCCCAGCCTTGTCCCTGCCGCCCTCTGGAGTGCCGTCAGGACGCCCTTTCTGGTCTCCTTTGCCGCCACCTATCAACGGTTCATAAAGCCCTTTATTTCGCAGCTCCTTGTATTTCTTCTGGTTTTCTATGGACTCCTCTTCGGACGGGAATCGGCCAGTTTGAATAGCTTGGACACCCTCTGTATTTGTCAAAATACCAAGTTCAACCAATCGAGTAATCACCCTAGACTGATTAACATTGGTAGTTAATGCGATTTCAACAAATTTTGGAGTTGGATAGTTTTTAAAGCCGAGTTCTTTTGCAATTCTCTTAAATTCTGGAATGAGGAAGTTATTGAGAAATGATTCTCTTGCTTGCGTTAATCTTTCGATAAAAATTTGGGCCTTAGTAGTGGTGGATGAAAATTTCTCTTCTCCCAAAATAATATTGTTAAGACCAAGTTTAATATCACGATCTACAATTTCATACTTTTTGGGATCGAGAATGTGGGCAATTTCAGGAATGACGAAACTCGCTTTAGTTGTATAATCGGATACCAAGACTCGGCCAACGGATTCATTTTTAAATAATTCCTGAAGCTGATTGACTTGTTTTTGATCAACCCCGTTTTCTTCATCGCCGACGGTAATCAAAAGGACGGCTTGCTGGACAGTCCTAGTAATCGCCATGTCCATTTTTTTCAACTCCAACTTCCAGTTAATATCTTCAAGAACAGGATAACCCATTGGAATTGCCATTGGTTCGTAATCTTGTTTTTTATAAAAGACTGCTTTAATTTTTTCAGGCGGCAGCTCTATACTGATAACCTCTTTAGACCCTTTGGTTGTCCCCTTGTATTTTAAAATCTTTTCTCTGACCTCTGGATCTAAACTATCCAAGACATCTTTTGCTTCCTGAGTCTCTTGATTGGCCAAAACATGAACTTCATAATCGGTTAATTCTTTGTAAAATCGGCCATTTTCAAATGAGATATTTTCTCCAGCTTTAATTTCGGCGGGATTCAATATAACATACTTTGAAGGAATTTTCATGTTAGAGGCTTTAGCCAAGCCAAAAGTTTGGGTAATTTTAAAAATATCAGAATCTTTAATTTTTGTATCATATCTAAATAATACAACGTTGCCTGATCTATAATATTCTCTAAAAAACTGATCTTGAAGATCCCAGATGTTAATTTTCTTTAACCACGCCTCAAAAAAACTTTTCGCTTTCTTACTTCCTCCAGTTAAATAAATATCATCTGAAGAAAACTCAGACATCAAATCAATAGTATTTCTAAATATAGAGATGTTGTAATAAGCCTTTTGACAAAGTATAATTGTGTCAGAAACGTCTAAATTGGAAGTATTTGTGTAGGTATTGTTATTCCTGCGAAAAGGGATGACGCCATCATCGATATTTTTAAACCTATCAAGACGATGTATGGTAGAAGACCTATTTCTCCTTGTCGTTGTGGCATTTGGAGTGGTTCTAGACGCCTTGACTTCGGTGTCTTGGCTGCCCAAGTCAGCATATCCAACGGTTTCTAATCTTGGTTTTTCTTGTTTAACAGTTCTGCTCATTCCTTATACCTGATTTTTTAAATTTTTAATGTTTTTTTTGTTATATAATTTTACACAGTTAGGTTTTATATCAGAATTGGTATAAAAGCCTCTTTTCTTCTTACCTCGCCTTTAAATTCCATCATTTCATTATAGATCTTCAACCCCCAACATCCAAGCATCAGGGTTGAATAATTGTCTTTTCGGACCCTATTAACGGAAGTGTCTCTCTTTAGATTTTGGGGCAAATCAAAGGTTTGGGAGCCTTGCGGGGTAGATCTTACAACGATAGAGGAACACTGTTTGATTGTCTGCTCAACCATATTGTCTTGAATATCAACAAGTTCTATCATTCTCTTTCCGTAATTTCTATGGGTTGCATTTTCTTTATCAAAGTAGTGGATAAGATCGAAGTTGTTTTCAAAACCACTTGCGGTATATTTATCCATAATAATATCATTGCCGTTTATCTTTGAGCCAAACCATATTCTTTTATGGTCAATGCAAGCCTGTAAATATTCATTCATTTCACGAACAGAGCTAGAAGTAAAATTCTGCTTTATTATAATTCTACGTTTTTCTAAATGGTAATTGAGTTTTAATTGCTTTAATTGCCCAACGTATTCCTCTCCTTTTTTATTTGAATCGAAATCGATCATTTCCAACTCCTTACCAGCGAACCATTTGGATTGATTGACGCCATCAAAAAATTGGTCCGCTCCGGCCCCGTCACTAATTATCATTACTATATTATAATTATTGAGAAGATATCTTAAATAGCGAGCGTTACCTTTTAATGATGCTCCGGCATAACCGTATGCATGAACAAGGGTTCCCTTATTGGTCCCCTCATGTATTTCAATGATGGTCATTGCAAAAAAGTCAGCCTTTTCTGAATTACTGAAGTTCGGATCAATTGATAGAATATATTTCTTATTTTTATCACCAAAAAGAGACATACTAGGGGTTTCCCCACTTGGAATTCTGCAATCATGCATTTTCTTTGCCGAAAAGTAACTATCGGAATCATCAAGAAATCTAGCCTCATATTCTCGTTGGAAAAATGCTTGCCCCTCATCGCGTGAGGCTTCCTTAATCGCTTTTTGATCCAGCATTTCTTTTGGGGCGGCGCGATAACTCATTCTTGAAACAAAATAAGTAGGTTCATCTTCATTTCTATTCGGCTTTAATATTTCATTGACCCAATTATTATAAACTTCATAGAGGTATTCAAATTCATAGCTCGCACTTGACAGGCCAATTAACTTAGAAGTTGAAACAAATTGAGTTCTATCTTTTTCTTCCAATTTACCATCTTCGACCATCTTGTTTTCGATTTCAGTAATTTTCATACGGTCTGTGATGTTTTGTGGAGAAAGAATAAATGGGAAAAGAACTCTCTCAAGAATATCTCTTGGAATTAATAAAAACTCATCAACAATAAGAACATCGGCGCGAAGACCACGAATTTTGTCGCCGCTCAGTGGGACGGCCATCAGGGTGCTTGTGGCGTCCCCGATTGGAATATTCCAAGTATACAATTCATTGTTTTCTTTTTTATTCTTTTCGTCAAAGAGGTCATGGACGAGGGTTGCCTTTGGCGACGACACAATCTTTTTGATTTCATGAAACATCAGCTTGGAGGTTCGGAAGGTTGGGCCGACGAGCAGCACCCTAGAGCCTGGGTTAAAGATGAGATACAAAATAGCAAACACCCTAGCCGTAAAAGATTTTGATACACTTCTTCCCCATACATTTAAAGTGAAATTTCTATTAAACATCATTTTAATATGCATGGTTTGGAAGTCAGCAAGGCTTACGCCCAATAACATATCGGCGGCAATACCTATATTCGCCCTAAGATATTTTGCTAAAGTGATTCTAGCTTGCCTATCGCCTAACTCTCCTTTTAATTCAAGAAGTTCTTGGTTAATTCTTGTCACTTCTTTGTTTTTGTATTTTTCAGGAATATAAATCATAACAGATTGGAGGAATATAAAAACTGTAAATCAAAACAATTCACTTCTTTACCTATCCCAAGTAACTTTACTATCAATTTAGAAGATTCTTTGCGCCCGTTGCAAAATAAGAATTGAACATTATCGAAAGTCCTGCAAATCTCCCTCATTCTATAAAAAACGAAACTCGGGCTTATCCTCTTTGTATATTTTCTTATTTGGGAATTATAGTCGAATGATAAAGTTGAGTTAATTGAGGACTCAACTAATACAACTAAATTTTTATTTTTATTTTTTGCGCCTTCTATTTCTCGGCAAAACCTTTCAAAGCCGCCAGACATGGTATTAACAAAATCTGTCAAACTTTTTCTTTCAATGGCCAATTCATATTCATTGTTTATAGAATAGTCGCCGTAATCCAGTTTTTGAGAAATTGTTTTAATCTCTTTTGGGAATTTCAATGGAAGTTTTTCCCTAGTATCAACGAATAGCTCGCTTACGCTCGCTGGTTGCAATTTTGTAAATTCATCAATATTATAACTGAATCTCGTCTCAAAATTCAACTCTTTTGCAAATTTTTCACAACCGTAATTCTTTTCAATGTAACGAATTGACGGAAGTATTAGGGAGCGGGACTCAGATTCGCCAATTAATTGATTGTAGCCTTTTGTTGCAAGTCGTTGTTTATAAAGATATTTGGTTGTTTTTTCCAATAGTTCTTTATCGCTTTTGTTTTCAGTGTAGAATTTTTTTAAGTTGCTTTTGTTATTAAATAAATTGGTAAAATAACTTTCAAATTTACTAAATTGTAAATCTTCGCCCGAGTAAAGATCTTTTTTATCAAAATGTTGTTTAAGATAATCGGCTTTTTTGACCTTATGAGAGACGATGTGTTTTTCTAAATCGTCAAAATTATCAAAATCAATTCCGCAAATTTTACATTCCAAATTGTTATTATCCATCTAATACCTCCTCTTCGGTTAGTCCGAAAATTTCCGCAGTCATATCATCCATAGATTGATAATGATCAATAGATTCTTTCATTCTTGAGCGGCGCATTTCGGCAAACTTTAACATCTTAATTCTAGTTTCTTCAACCTTCCAAGCGTCGATAACATGGGCGAAAGATTTATTCGTCTCTAGTTTATTTTTAATTCTGGCGGCGCGATCCCCTTTTAATGTTTTGATGAGGGCATTTTGGCGACCAATACATTGATTATATTCTGATTGAGAGTTTTTAATTGCTTCAATCAATTTCATTGTCATGGCCTTGTCACTTTCAGAATCGTCGTTGGAAGGGTCATTAGCGTCTCTTAGTTGTTGTTGCAACATCTCAACAATATCCTTTGTATTTCTAGCAATGACCACCTCAGAGGAGAGAATGATATATTGATCAATTTCTTCTTGAGTTAAATCCGGTTTATCGAAAGTATATCTAATGAAACAATCTTCAAAGGCATCTCTATCGTCAGATTTTATATAAGAATTTATTTGACTTAAAAAGCGATAACCATTCAAATATTTAATCAATGCTCCCATGTTCGCTTTCTGGGAATTTGTTATTTTTTCCTTATTTATGCCTTCTAGGATGTATTTATTGACACGAACAATTGCCCTCTCTAAGGTTTTGGGCGGGGAGTATTTTTTATCAGACTCTTCTGCTATATCAATTTTTAAATTCTCAGGAAGGGAATCATAAAACGATTTGACCGCCCTAGACTCAAAGCTGGCAGGATTTAAATCTTTGATTTTGGGAAATAATTGCTTCGCACAATCATACCATTTCATTCGACAGGCATTGTTTTGAATGAATTCTTCCTGTTCGGTTGTCAGCTTAACCTTCTTTTTTGGCGCATATTGGTGGGAGCGATTAGGAAAAATGCCGAATGTTGAGATTTGTTCTAGAAGTTCTTTGCCGAATTTGCACCGTGCATCAATTTCAACTTCAGAACCCGAAGCGTATTGTATAATTTCCTTTGCCTTTGGGGGCGGATTATCATCTTTATGAAGTTCGTAATATTCAACAGCCCGATCTATATGTTCTTTTGTAACTTTATCTGGGGCGGCGCTATTAATGTTTTTCATGAATGAGTTCTTTTGCAAGTTGATAAAATTTATTTTTATAACCTTGAATTTGTCTGTATTTTTGAGGGAGAGATTTAATTACTTCAGATTCTTCTATATTGTCAATGTAGAGAAGTTTATAAATATTCCATTCTCTGTCGTTGAGATGCTCCTTCATGATTCTATTAATTTCCTCGATTTCGTATTGTATGTTGTATTTTTCATCAAGGTGAAGGTCAATTTCTGAGCTGTGATGACATAATGGAAGGGGCATTTTTATATCATATGCAGACTTCTTATTATAGAACCAATTTCGATAGAGGGGGCAGCTATTATCTCTTACTCCATAAATTTCGCAAGTTCCATCGGCTAAGGCACAAACGCATTTGTTACAAGGGGAGATAACATTGGTATAATTATTTCTTAACAAATTAGAAAGTTGATTACATACAATTCTTGCGACCCAAGGGGCCAAAGGCTTTTCGGGGTCGTAATAGCTCCACTTCTTGTAGATGTGAAGTTTGATCAATTGGGAAACATCGTCGTAGTCCATCCAAGTGACCGCTTTTAATTGCCATTTTCGCCTTCTTTTTTCCACCTCTTGGTGGATAACTGGGTATGCTTCCTCGTATGTCATAATCTTTTTCCCTTTTTAATTAATCAATATTAATACCTTTAGCCTCAGAGCGTCCGTCATTCATAAAGTCGTCGAATGATTTGCCGTGGTCAGAATGAGTGCGAGTAATTTCTTTTGTTGGCTTTAGTTTTTTTGGGCGTCCACGGCCTTTTGGGGAGTTTGCTTGGGAGCCGATTTTGTCAATTTCTTTATTTACAATTCCACCGAGAGTTTCTTTGTTACTATTATTGTCGATGAATATTCGGGCTTGTAACCTTGATAAATGAGGGACGTTTTGATACTGCTCCTCTTCGGCATCATCATTATATAGATTTTTTGCATCATACGTCGGTCTTTTAGATTCCTTTTTACTTAAACTTATAGTAGCTGCTGGGGACTGATTGCAGTGCGGGCAAACCTTTGGTTTAAAAAGATCATAAACGATTTTTTCACTACAGTTGTAACAATATGTTGCTGGCATAATAATTCTTTCTTTTTCTTTCTTTATATTAATGTAGGGTGTATAAGCGAAAAAACCCTAATTAGGTTTTACACCTAACTAGGGCCTATAATTACAACGCCATCAATTATTTTTAAAAAAAATTAAACTACAATACTGTCAATTTTTGTAATCATATGTTGTATAATATCATTACGCATAATGTCTTTCGCGGTGAATTTGAAGCAATGAATTCCTTTACCCCGATCTTCGGGAGTGTTGAATAAATCATAAGTGAGGCCGAAATTTGAATTTCGAACATTCGATTGCTTGACATCCCCAATAATAAAAAGTTTGGCCCTCTTTCCCATTCTTGAAATAATAAGGCGCAAGTCTTGGAGGGTGAAGTCTTCAGCTTCATCGACTATCATATAAGTGTCGTCGTAAGTCCTTCCCTTTGTGAAGCCGAGAACTTCAGAACTGAGCATCCCCCTTTTTTCGATCATATTAACACTATGCTTATCGGCTAATTTATAGAGATTGTCATAGAGAGGCATGATATAGGGTTGCATCTTCTCATCAGTCTTCCCCTTGATGAAGCCGATACCCTTACCAGAGCAGGACTCAACAGGATTTCTTACATATAGTATTTTTTTACTTTTATCCTCCAAGGCAAGCCTCAAACTACAATATAGTGAGAGGAGGGTTTTTCCCGTCCCAGCCGGAGCTGAACAAAATATAACTTTTGTTTTTGGATCTAATGACAGGTCTATAAAAGACTGCTGCCGTTCTGTCCAAGGAAATGCAGTTAGTGTGATCTCAGGGTAAGCACTGCCCACGCTTACCAACCTTTCTTGTTTTGACATCATAATGTTTTACAGTTTATTTTCTTCGATAGTTTTACGGGCCACTGCTACGACGTTTCGGTGCTTTACAGCTTCGGCGGCGGCCAACATTGCAAAATTGAGACTCTCCTTGATTTTTTTTGTTTCTAAGTATTTGACAACGAGGGCCGCCATTACTGTATCACCAGCCCCGCTTACACAAGAGACCTCGACATTGTGACCAGCGATATTTTCCACAGTTCCATCTGTATGGTTATACCATATACAACCATCTTTGCCCAATGTTATGATGTAATTTTCACCATAAAGAGGGTAGCCATTTTTCATATTTAAAGCCTTGGAACTTTCTAGATGTTCCTTTTGGTTAATTTTAATAAAATCCGCGCCATAAAAAGTTTTGTCAATAGTCTTCTTCGTATCAAAGAAAGTCGGTATGTTGTGTTTTTTGGCAATAGAAATGATCTGTTCAATATTTTCACAACTCAAGAAACCTTTGTTGTAATCGGCAACGACAATAGCTGAGATTTGATTATTTTCACTTTCTACAATGCTGCAAAATTTATCAAAATTAAAGTGGTCGCTATCGCTCCCACGAGGCTTCGAATCAACTCGAAGGAGAATCTGGCCGCTCCTTTTATCGACATAGCGAGTTTTGCAAACTCTATTATCATTAACCATACTAATGACCTGTATTTTGTTTTCTGATAATGAGTTTATGTTTCCTAAGACATTTCCGGCCATTCCCTTATTGACAATGATTTCGTTTGTTTCGTCAAAAATGGGAGTCGGCGACTCTGGATTTATCCTGTCTACATTGCCGTAGACAAATTTATCGATACATTCATCTCCAATGAGTAAAACTGTCATAATTACTATTAATATAGGTGGGGCGGCGCAAAATCTAAAGAATTGAAGAGAAAAAAAGAAAAAAAGAAAAAAAGGTGTTGACAATATCAAAATGTTATGTTAAGTTAACAACCATATGATCGAAAAGAAAGAAAAAACAGAAAAAAAACGGAACATTAATGACGTTACTGACGCCTTGTCGCAACTTGAAGACCAAATTGAGGATAGATATCCTTATTGTGGGAAACAGATGTTTTCGGGCGCAAAAGCTGATATTATTGATATTCTCATTGCTGATTTTATTTTGTCAAAAAAGGCGAAATTTATCAGTGCAATTAAAAAATATAACAAGGATATGAACGAATTTATGAGTAGTCAGGAATATAATGATCAGGTTGTCGATGCTCATAAGGTTACGTTTGGCGACAGTCAAACCGATGAAGAGAGGGAAGAGGCCGTAGGCCTCGCTATCAAAATATGCAAAGATGCGCTATCTTCGATAACTGAGGAGATGGTAAATTTGGCAAACAATAAAAAAGTTGAGAAGGCGGTACCTTCTTTAGCCCCCAAGGGGGGCATTAAACTAAAGGACATTGACGGCAATGATATTATTTTTTAAGAATTAAAATTTTATAAATTATTAAATCTATTACAAATTTGCGCCCGATCTTCTGGTTCCGCCAGAACGAATCGGCGCATTGTTAACATTTCGTCTTGGTAGAGGTAGAAAAAGCGCGCTGGAAATTCCTTAATGAATCTTCTAATTTGTAAAAGTTTGGTTATTTGGACAGATGGAGATTCGCGCCGCTTATTATATTGAATATTACAAAGTTCTAATTTTCTTGTAATGAGGGCCGAACTGGAGAGCTTAATGTATTGTCGAAACGCAGTTTCTTTATGTTTTTGCTTTAGAGGAAGAATGACAATGCCAAAATTGGCCTCAAAGAGACCGGAGTAGAAATTAATAGAAGATATATTCTTTGGCGACCATTTTTCCATGTTGTCATCAAGGGCTTTGCCCGAGATCTTAATTATTAGTCTATTTGTTCCTTTGTGGTAGTTGACCTTCGAATCTAAAGATTCTGCAATTTTATTAATTTTTTTTCTCATTGAGGACTGCTCATCGCAGTCCGAAAAATAAATACTCATTTCTCTACCTCCTTCGGAGGGGGTATATATCGTCTGTCCCATAAAGAAACCGGACATCCATGAGTTAAAGTAGAAAGATTCAGTTTGGGCGGCCATAATAATAACAATATTGTTTTATTATTGTTTTACACTGGCACGGGAGTAGAATTTTATAAATGCTTTTTTGGAAATGGGGTCCGCGTATTTTTTGCGAATCGCTAATTAAAGAATGGGGGCTTTCGCCTCCTGAATTTTTACTTTTTTTCTTTTTGTTATTGTTGTTTAATATACTCTTCTCGTTTTTTTTTAATTCTTATTAAATTCAATTAGTCAATCATTATAAACTGTTTTTTTAAATTATGCTTTTCATGATTCTATTATTATTATTAACCGAACAAGTCAATCATTATAAAGACCTTTTTCAAAAATTCTTTAGACTGAACGAACAAGGCCCCGTATCCCAGCCCCGCGCCGAGTCCGGCTTGAGAATCCATTAAATGGGGATGTAACCCCTTGCAATTCAACAACTTACACAATAATACACAATGTCCCGCCTATAATATACTTGCATAAGCTGCTCATTTGCAACATCTTACAAAATAAACTTCACTTCGTTCACATTGGCATGAAAAATGCCATTGCATTTGGCATGGTTCTTGAATACCTGTCATTTCACTTCTAAGCATAGGATGTGCTTTGTCTGGTCACATCATACCAAAGGAAAGTGAAAACGTCTTACAAGCGAAATACAAGCCAGCAAATCAAGACACAAAAAAACCGTCGGGAACGTTCCCGACGGTTGAAAAGTAGATTGCCAGCTCATGCTATCAGTAGCAATCCAAAAAGGAGAATGATTGCCAAGGCCAAAAAGCCAATTTGTGCAAAAAGATCTTTCAAGTTAATCATGGTTGAATCCCTTCCAGCGAATTGATGATAATGTCCAGTTCCAAATAATCAGAAGTGAATGAGAAAAACCCTTTTCTATCCATGTGATATCCTTCACAAGCCCATTTTTCTCTCATGTTAACCTTTGCCCATTTTGCCAGTTGAGAGTGCGAAACAATTTCGAAGCCTAATCCCTTGGGGTGTTTGTCATTTTTCCAATAGACTGAGATTGCATGTCCCTTGAAAGGGTAAGTTTTATCCTCGCTCATTGGAATAGCGTAGTCATGAGCTTTATAGGCTGGCATTTCCATTAAACCAGCAAGTTTTATAAGTTTCTCTAGGTTCATAAGATTAAGAGTATCAAGATTATAAGAATTATTAAAAACGAAATTATAGTATCCATTTTACTGAGCGATGGAATTTATAAGTTCTTCATTCCTAATGAGTTCGGCTTTTTTGTTTCGGATTTCATGATGAATCCCGCGAAGGAATAACATAGCCTGAGCGTACCGAATGCGCTTGGCTTGTCTTTGTTGTTGTGATTGGTTCAAAGTAAATGGGGCAATGTATTGTTTTTTCATGGTAATTTTTCTAATTGGTTAAATTGTAATGGTTTATACGTTTCTCTTTTGTGGTCAAAAAGAGAATAAAAAACTGAATAAATTACTGACAATCAAGAATTTGTTCTTTGCAATGTAAGACGCATACTAGAAGACGGTTTGACATAAAAACCATCACGATAGGAAAGTTTGTAAGTAGCTACTTGCTTACCATTGCCATCAACGAGAATGTTCTCGTCATCATTGACTGGCAAACCGTCAATCAGAGAGTCTTGTTCTCTTTTGACAGTTTCAGTCAATGCCCTCAATTGTGTTTTCAACGCTTTCAAGCGTTTGATCTTCTGTAAATCACTCGAACTTAATATGACGTGCAACGCACCGTCCACCGCTTTACTTTTGCTTTTTTTATTCATGGTTTCGTATTCAATAGCCTAGTTCATTCTAAGCCATTGAAAGGAAAACACTTACAAAATAAAAGAAGAGGAGAAGAAACGGTTTTTTACTTTGGAAACCGTTGAAAACCAATAGTTTACCTATCCTCTGGAAAATGTTTGTTCGCAATGAAACATGCTTCCTCAATGCTTTGTGTGGATACCAAATTCTCACCCTTTTTGAAAACGTGATACAAATTGTAAACCTTTTCGGCGGACTCGATTACAATTTCAACCCTTATCTCAATTCCCCTTTGTTTTGCGATGCAAACTTCTGAATTGAAAGGGTTTGTACCGTTTTCTTTAAGATCTTTGAATACGTTTGTCATGATTTTTCCTTTGTTTATGGTTTATAATTCAACATTCTATACCATATAAAATGTTGAAAGTAAATCACATACAAAACCTTGACTTATCGGCGTCTGGAAATGCAACTTCCCGCCCGTACCATTGTAAACTGTTGACAGTACTCATTTTACGTCCGACCGTCCGCGACATTAGAAACATATTGCATGTTTCAGCAAAAAGAAAAAAAGAACAAACTTGGCAGAACCAAGTGTCAACCACCGTTGACATGAAAACAATGGTTTAAATTGCCATCATTAGCAAGAAAAACTTTTTGCCAAATCTCCAAATCCTTAATAATCAAAGAGATACAAATGAAAAAAAATGTTGCGTTTCGTTTCGTCAAATCACTAAAAAAACACAAATTAACACAAGCCATTGAAAATAAAGGAGATACAATGGCGAAAAAAAGATGTGGTCGCCGAATGCCCAAATAATCCGTAACATGCTTAAAATCAACGGCTTATGATTGGAGTTTTTATACGCTTTTGCAAACCCTTAATAAACAACACAATAAACTTTCCAAATTGTATAGAATCCTCACAAGGCGTTTTTAAAGCATGGATAAGGTAAGCATACCAGAAACAAGGAAAAACGTCTTACAAGCGAAATATGAGCCGGAGCAAAGAAACAAGCTTTTGACAAGCAAAAAGTGAAAAAAAGATGAGAAACATGGCAGGTCGTCGGCTGGCAGGTCGTCGGCTGGCAGGTCGTCGGCTGGCAGGTCGTCGGCTGGCAGGTCGTCG